GCTGAAAGTATTTCCGACCAAAAATACTTTCAGCGATATATTATAGATGGGAGAAAGGAGGTGAAAGTATTTATGATTAAGAAGTTTTTACTCAGTGTGGCATTGATCTTGTCCGCATTGGTATCTGTTGGAATGACTGATGCAGAAGCTACTACCAATCCTTTGATTGGCAAGTATATTTGGCACAATGAGCATTTCAATACTACCACTGAGATAGAGATCACCGAAGACAAATTCTTCAACAATACCTATCGTATCAATGGTACTTTAGGTAGAACAGTATCCATGACAGTATTCGAATTCAATGGATCCCATCCCACAGAGTTTATTGTTACCTTTGATAAAGAGGATGAGAATAAACTCTGGTTTGCTAGAAAGGGTAATGATGGAGAATTCTACGTCGTTGGTACTGCTATAAGGGAGTGAGTGTATGTACGAACAATTGTTCCGTAATACATACGGAACTATCGTGGATATTATTTCACGAGAAAATCCAATTGATTTGATGTCTATGTTACTGAACCCTATTACATATACTGCTCTTGAAAGGGGTCATGTAGAAGTAGGCGAAGGATCAAAATATACTGCAACCTTTAAGAAGATTTCTCAAGAAAATAGTGAAATCACATATGAGCTGGATAAAGATTCAGTATTCATATTGGTACTCACAGAGAAGGTCTTCCTTAACAATGACAAGATTGTTGTTAAGACCGTGAGAGGTAAAGGAGCTTATCTCAATGATGTTCTTCTCTGCTTCCAGGGAGAAAATGGATTTGCTGGAGCAGTAAAGAATATCAGAGATATGTATGGTTGTGAGGTAAATCAGCTTATGCCTACAGTCGTACAATATGAAGGTTTCGATGCTATGATCAGAGCATATAGGGATAAGAAAAGCCCTGAAGATCTTGCCATCGAAGCGGCAATAAAACAAATGGAAGAGAATAAGAAATAAGGTTATTATTTCTATAGGGAGAGCTATATAGCTCTCCCTTCTTTTTAAGGAGGAAATTACTTATGTATAAGCATAACGGAACCCAATATATGTATAAACATGAAATTGAGGGATTTATGAATGATATTAATTTCCGTTCTGTTATCACTGACGAGGAGTGGTATAGCTTCAAAGAAGAGAAAATTGATAGGGCGGTATTTTCTAAAGAGGTAAATATTGAATATGTGGTTACTGACTTGGACTATGGTCCTGATGGTGCCATGCTTAATAATGGCAAAATTAATACTGAGAATTTCAATGGTGCTAAAGTTGAGATATATACTGGAGTAAGAATGGTTGAGAAGGATGACACTGAAGTTCGTATGGGATATAGGTGCTATCCTCCTTCATCTTATGATGATTGCAAGAAATGGGTTGGAAAGCAAATCTTCATTATTAGCAAAGATTGGGTAGAAATACCAAGGAATTCACTAATAGTTCGTGCTAAGTTATATGTAAAGGGAGTCAATGAGACATACAAGCGTCAACTTGAAGAGAAGCAAAGGAAAGAGATGATTAATGAGTATTTTGATGAACTTCATGCTAAGTTAGATTTGCTTCCTACTCCATGGATTACCGAGTCTATTAATGACAGAGGAGAGACTAAGCAAAAGGTAAGCTTTGAATTCATGGGTAATGAAGTATTCGTCTATTGCAAGGATAAGATGTCAGCTATAATTGTATCTAATTATCTCTTTGAGCTGGATGCTAATAGGCTTTTCCAAGGCAAGTTGGATTTCCCGAATCTTAGGTTTACCAATATTGAAAAGAAGCTTGGTACTTCACTTGATGAATATTGCAAGATGAGACAGATGTTGTCACTTGATCCTATCTATAGTCTTGTAAAGGATAGGATTAACTTTGTCATCCAGCATGAGGGACTTGAGAACCTGATTTCAAAGGAACTTAAGGAATTTCTCAAAGTGGATTTTGCTAAGAATGGTGAGATTTTGGATAGGAGACTTGCTGATCTCCTTAAGATTTCCTCGAAGTAATATCCATAATTTGATTAGAGAGGTGGAATAGTCTACCTCTCTAATCTTATTAAAAAGGTGGTTATTACGATTATAAACATAGATAAACATAAGAGTACATTAGAATAGAAATCGGGTGAATCTAATTGATAAAATCTCGCAAATCCAAATATAGTAAGAGAATAGAAGATAAAAAAGCCAAGATCATCTTTGATCTTGATGTTTTAAATCTTTTTTGTTCGTTTGTGATTAGTCAGAATAAGACTATAAGGAAAAGTAACTATGTTCAGATGAGAAATCTGATGAATAATATTAATAGAGACCCATATATAAATGACCAAGATAAACTAGATAGACTAGACTTCATCAATAGAGGTCTAGAAGCAATCATAGATAAAAGATTATCGAATCAGAAAGCAATTCTACTGTATGCTAGAGGAGGAGTATTAAAGAATGATGAGTTAATCAGCCTTGATAACTTTGATGATCTTACTACTCCTGAGGTAGATTACATAAATGAAACTGTTTCTAAGTGTCTTAAGCATTTAGAGTTCGAAGCTACAATCAAGGATAGACTAAGGAATGCTTTAGACGAATATGATTCTACTGACTTTAGAGATAGAGGTCCACAGTTGGAGAATATAGAGTCAGTAATAAGGGATGCACAAACATACTTCCGAAGAGTAAAGAATAATAATCATGATAATTCATACTTCAGTTTAAAACCTGAAGTATTGATGAAGGAGATAAATGATACATATGATGAGTTATCTAATCCATCAAATATGTTACGTACCGGAATGCAAGGATTCAATGAATTACTTGGAGGAGGTGTTTATTTAGGTAAAGGATATATAGTCTTTGGGTTACCTGCTGAAGGTAAGTCAGGATTCATGTTGAATGTGTGTGTTCAAATAAAGAAGTTCAATCCTAATTATGTGACAAAAGATCCTACTAAGAAACCATGTGTTGTATATATTTCTCAAGAGAATAGTAAGGTAGAGACAATAGAGAGGTTATATGCGATTACAACTAGTAGTGATGATTTCATTAGCCATAAGCCAGATATCATATATCAGCAGATGACTAAATGGGGAAAGATGGTTATATCTGATGAGAGTCCTATAGATATAATTATCATATATAAGGAGCCATTTACTAATGATACTTCATACTTTGATGAAATAGTAGATGAATTGGCCGATGATGGATATGAAGTTATCTTTATCGGTCATGACTATGTACAACGTATTCATTGTCAAGACAAATCAGCTAGAGGAGATACTAGATTAGAATTAGGATTTGTAACTAATGAAGAGGTTACATTTGCTAAGAATCGAAATATAGCCTTTATGACTCTAGGACAATTGAATCGAGATGCAACTGGAAAGATAGATGAAGGTAAGATTAAGAATAAAATTGATCTAGTAAGAATGATAGGTAGAAGCAATATAGGTGAATCCTTATTGATGTTGAATAATATGGATGGAGCCTTTGTAATTGCTAAAGAATATTGTGTCGAAGAAGGAAGATACTATATGGGAATTCAAAGACTTAAGAAGCGTTTCAAAGCTTCTGATAGATCCTATATATATCAACCTTGTTATGAAGATTGTGCCATAAGATTAGTAGAAGATGTAGGAGGTCCTCCACAATTCAAACTGACTATGGCTCCACCACAAAACAATATGGTCATTGGAGCAGATGGACCAATACGTACCAGCTCAATGCAACTTACAAGAATTAAGAACTATGATAAAGATGTGCCGATAGATACTGATACAGAGAGTATAGATGATATACTATTAGCTAAGAGACAACTAATAGGTGGCTCTGGATACTTTGTACCACCACCACAACCAGTATTAGTACCTCCACCATTCTATATCAGGCCTAAGAAAAAGCTAATAGACCCACCATTCAAAATTAGGGTGTAAAGAATAGGTACCTTTCGGTACCTATTTTTATTTTTTACTATTAGTCTCTTTATCTGCTTTAGTAGTAAGAGCTTCTTTAGTATTGAATAGCCAGTCCATCCAATGATGTCTGAAATCTCCTCCTACTAGATTGAATAGAAGAGTCCAGTACAATCTGTTTGGTAAGTTAGTATCATTATACTTCTTACGATAAGTATAATACTTATCTATATCATCCTCTATCCTCTTTATATCACTTTCAATTCTCTTCTTCATTCTAGGATCACAGTATTTTAGTTCTTCTCTAAGGAGTCTTACATTACTAGCAGCTCTCTCCATATCTATTGGATGTTCATCTAGCGAATGCAAAACCATCATTAGAGGAAGCAACAATGTATTTCTTACTGTAGCAATGATAGGAGCATTATCAGCCAACCATTGTTGAGTTACTAGACCATGATTAGAAGGATTAAGTTTAGTAAATGCAGAAGATAAATCAGGACCATATCCATACATAGCAGCAAAACCATCAGAGAATTTCTCAGCAGGATATCCATATATAGTGAATAAGATAATACCTGGATTAATTATACCACTTAATAGTTTACTATATATGTATCCCATAATTCTATTAAGATATTCGAATGGAAGTGCTCCCATAGTAAAGATACTCTTAACAAAATTTATCTCACTCATAGCATTACTAACATGAGTGAAGAAGACTTCTAACATAGCACAGAACTGCATAATCTGTGGATATTCTTTTTTCATTCTTTCCCTGAAATCAATCATCCACTTATTACCACTATTTGTAAAGATTATATAGTGTAACAGAGGAGTAGCAGGATTAAAAACTGTTGTGACTAGTAATGTCACTAAGTTGATACCTCTATGTAGAGCCTCAAACATTCCTATACTTCCATTGACAGCACCAGCAAAGTTATGACCAACTTCATGTAAGATAAGAGCCATACACTCTCTATCAGTGAATTTCTTATCAAATAGAGCACCAGCATGAATATATACTAAGCAGCAATATCCAGCTTCCTTCTTGAACTTATATCCGTTCTTTGTCTTAAGAACAGGGTTCTTCTTAGGATCAGCATCATACTTCATTCCAATGGGAATAGTATATGCATTGATAATTTCACTAGCATCTATCTGAAGATCGAATACTTCAAATCCAAATTCTTCTTCCATCTCATGATTGAATTTCTTTATCAGAGGATCATTGAGACATTTGATATCGAATACATACTTAGGACCAATATACTTAGACCTGAATTGTCCTAGAATTCTCTGAGCATTTATAAGATGTGGAGTTTCACCAAAATATGCTTCATTAACAGGAGTTATGTTTGACCAACAATCTGTATTTAAAATCATCCAGTTTTCCATTTTTAATACACACCTCACTACATAGTATATATTATTTCAAAGTAAACTGGAATATAGCGATATATTATAGTTATGCCGTATAGATAATAGTGTTTAAGAAAGGGAGTATTTACAATGAGTAGCTTTTGGGATAAGTCTTGGGATGAAATCTTGTTAGAGTGCGAGAAGCAACAGACTGATTGGATCGAATGTGACAAAGTAAATATTTATTTAAGGGATAGTAAAGGACAGATCAAATCACAGGCATATCAGATAACTCAGAAAGGAGGATCTAATGAAGTGATAAAATCAATAATTGGAGCTATAGATACTAATAAGAAGAATGCTATTGGAGCATCTGTAACTAAGCTTGATGATTACAATACTATGATAGAGATTCCTAATAGTGATGATAATATTATCATCAATAAAGGAACCTGTATTATTACTGAGGATGAGTTATTCAACAACAGTAGAGGAGGAGATATAAAAAAGCTGGTGAGCTTCATTGGATAAAGCTATGTACTATCTGTTCCTCCTATTCCTATTCTCCATGTTCGTGATATTTATAGATGTATTCACTATAGTACTATTTGATATTCCTACATTCTTTTGGCTCAATGTACATGCATTTTCATTAATATTGATGATTGCTATAGTACTATTGGTCCGTATACTAATGAAGAAATAAAAGATGGGAGGTAGTAATACCTCCCCCTTACTTTTGTGAAAGTGTGAATTGTTCAAATAATAAAGATATATTATAGCTGTAGAAATAGGGATAATGATATTAAGATCCCTATATAAATCTGTTGCCCATATCTATGATACTGGGCAGAAAGGATATGGTGATTTATCATGTTGTGTAAAGGTTTCTACAAAGTATCCAAGAAGTCAGAAAGCATTCATACCGGTATTGTCCAGATGCTTGAGCGTAAGCTGAAGGGACAGGAGATCTCAGTCGGACGTTGGGGGACTTTTGGTCCTCAAACGAAAACCGACGATTTCGGTACCGGATGCCGTTATGGTTATGAAGTTCTCGCTTCTCGGCGAGACGGCATGATCTGGGTTGAGATTTTCGACCGTAAGATCGCATAAAAAAAGGCCCCTCTTCGGAGGGGCCTTTTAAATTCCTCAAATCTTTTATTTTTTCCTGTTATTGTATAGATCGAGATTCTTTTTCTCAGCACTATAGATTTGAGCTAGAAGATTAGCAAAGAGTTCTCGATGCATTAACTTACAGGAACCAGTCTTAAGATCAAATTCCTTGACACTAGCCATGTTATTTACGAATAGTATGAAGCTATATAGATCAGTACTTCCGTAAACATCATATGCTAATCTCTTAGGATTGAATGTATATATGGTTCTTTCTTCTTTATTAAACTTTACTATCATTAGATATGATAGTAGTTCTTCTTTGTAGTCTCTAAGGACATTGAATACAGGTCTTCTTACTCCATCACTATCAGTATCCATGAAACAGAACTTGCTATATTTCAAAGGTACTTTACTGCCTGCTGATATAAAGCTCTTAAGAGTAGATGCTGTGGAGGGATTCACTCCATGTGATGAAGTCAATATTGCTTCAGGCATATATCAGGTACCTCCATATCCAGAATCTCCTTTTGGTCCAGTTGTATTATATCCTCCTTGTTCTTCAATGTAGTCTCTAGAAACTATCTTGAGTCTAGTTGAATCTCCTCCATCGAAGTTACATACAAATCTAGTACCAGGAGGAATAAACTTAGTCTCAAATCTTCTAGTTACTTCCTTAGGAACATCTAGAAGAATAGCACTTCCTGTCTTAGGAAATTGAGCCATTGCATCTATTGGACTTTTATCTTTATTTCTTAGATTAGATAGATCTTTTTGTTGTTGTACAAATTCTTTAGTCTTATCCTTAGTAGGAGTAAGAGCTTGAATATAGAAGTAATGTGGTCCAGGTTTATACTTATCCATAGTGTCTAGACCAACAGCTATTTTGTTTTCTTCCTTCTTGGCTTGCATACCAATTTCTATCGTTTTCATTGTTACTACTCCCTTAATTTCATTATTTATAGGTAAGTTGAACACATTAATAATGCTAAGACTAAATGATATAAAATCCTTAAAGGGAGGTTTATAGATATGGCTATAGTTCAGAATGTTGGGTCTACTAGGAAGACCTATGAAATTCCAGAGGAGTTACTTAGCCAAAAAGCTTTTGAAGCAGGTGCTCTATATATTACTGAAAACGGGAGATTCTATTTTGACTCTGGCGCTCATAATGCTAGAGTTGAATTAGGACCTCAAGTAACATATACTACCGCAGTTGACTTTAATGATCTTACTAAGAATGGTGTTTATCTAATTGAAAATGAAAATAGTACTAATAAACCAGTAGCTATAAAGGGTACTCTGTATGTCCATAGTGGTTCTACAGTATTTACCCAGTTATATGTAGCTACTGATGGTTACCTCTATAGTAGAGGTGGAGTTTTAAACAATGGTACAGTTACTTCCTTCTCTTCTTGGAGACAGGTAGATCTTACTGTTACTACTACATCTAATACAATCAATGTAATTGAGAGTGGTAATCTCAATGATTATCGCTCTGAAGATATTTTCTATGTAAGGAATGCTAGCAGCGTGACTAATGTTCCTACGGCATCTAATGGTATGCTATTTGTAATGAATGATAGTACATCTACAGGACAGTTCTATAATCCGAATAGTGGTAGTGGATACTATCGTACTTACGACACTACCAATGAAACATGGTCTACATGGACAACCACAAAGAACCTTAAAGAGTTAGCAACTACTCCATTACTTCCTTCTGGTACTTCTTATGATCTGAATGGATATGTAACTTATGCTAATACTTCTATTGAAGATATTACTAATGTTACTAATCTACCAGCAGCTAAGAAAGGATTACTAGAAGTAAGGTCTACTAATACTTATGTGTACCAGAGATATACTACTATTGAAAATGTAGTATATACTCGTGTAGGTACTGTAAATGGTAATAGCTGGACATTTACATCTTGGAATCAATTATAAGGTGGTGTGATATCATATGCCAAGACTAAAGTATATGGAAGTTCCTAAGGCATCTCTCCATGGAATTCCTATTCAGGCTGGACAGATTATCCATTGCCTTGATTCCGAAGAGCTGTTTTATGATAACTCCAATACAATCCGTATACAATCTACAAATATTATTCCTATTGATGCTTTAAGCTCAATTCCTAATCCAGAGCATAACAAACTCTACATTGATCGTCATAAGTATATTGATGATTATGGTAGAGAAGTATATCAAGGGCCTGAGTATGCTACGTTATATAAGTACAATGAGAAGGCATATTGGCAACAGGTTAATGAAACCTCTGAAGTCAATAGCTTCTTGTCTTCTTATACTGAACTAGTACCTTCTATTTTAAGTGAAGATGGACAGAATAGAGCACCAGCTACAATGGCTAGTGTAGTCTTTACTGATACAGGAGATAACCTAGAAGATCTAGTCAAAGAGATTAAGGTCTTAAAGGTTAGACAAGAAGAGATTGAAGTAGAGTATAACAACCAGACTGACTTCTTAACTCATCCTCCTTATGATGGATATTTCAAATATCCCAATAGGAACTTCTGGTTGATTGATATTGATGGTGTAATGGTTCCTAAGAGTCAGTATCAGGTTAAAGATGGTAATATAATTGCCTTCCCAACTAAGAAGCTGACTCCTGATAATAAGGTAAACATTACATATATCTTCCAAGCCGATCTGAATTCATCTGATACTAGGACTGCTGGGTATACAGATGGTGGATATATCCTAGATCATAGTATTCCAACCAGTAAGTTATCACAGGTCACCAATAGTTATCATGAGAATACAGAGAATAAGATTCCTACAGCTAAAGCTGTTAATGATGCATTCAATAATATACTTACTAAGCTGAATAACCTAGATATGTCAACTAGGATATATGCAGCAGATTCTAGTTCAAACAACTATGAATTGGTTCTCTTCATTAAGCACTATGTGCCTACTGATATGAATACTATCATTTTTAGAACTAGATATGATGTTGGCTCTGATAGCTGGGTACGTATTAATGATAATGAACCAGTTCCTTTATACAAAGACATTGATACACCAATTAAGCAAGGAGATATCAAGGCAGGAAATATTATCCAAATTAGATATAATGCTCTTCAGAATATCTTCTATCTAATCAATCCAGATATGTACAGAGTTATCAAGGATGTATCTAGATTCTCTATTGATGGACAACAATATGTAGGTCCTCTAGTAGAGATTCCTATTAACTTAGATAACTATGTTCCTGGTATAGATCAGGTAGATGTATACTATGAGAACATTAAACTCTTTGAAGGATTAAACTTCCATTTCAAAGGTAATAGTATTGTTCTTGAAGGATTCTACGCTAATACTGGTGAAACATTTATCTTTGAACGTACTAGATGCATTGCATCAAACCTATAAAAAAGAAAAGGAGACCGTTAAGGTCTCCTAGTTCTTTCTAGTAAAGGTTAGTCATCTGAGGCAAGATCAGATATCCAACCTTAGCAGCGTTTGTAGGGTTGTAAGGATGGATACAATCTTCTTTGTATTGGTTTGTAATCTTTTGAGCTTCTTCTAATGCTTGTTGATACTCTTTCATCTCTGGAGTAAACAATCCAACCTCCGGATAGAGCATGAAGTAGCTATAGTCAGCTTCAAGAATGCTCTGGATATCAGGATTATTAGGGAACCTAAGTCTTGTCTCAAGATAGTTCCTAATCATGATTTGCTTTGACAGGTGATGATACAACCTCTTACAGTCATCCGGATGCAACGCATACATCTGTTCCAGGAAGTTTACGATCTTAAACCTTCCTGCATTAGGATACTTATCCTCCTCATATTCATCATATATCTGTTTGAAGGATTTTACTAAAGATTTGATCTTAGCATTCCCATGCTTTAACAAGATACTTTCTAAGTTCATATAGTAGTATATTGGATTATGTAGTATCATGCTAAAGCATTTAACCCTTTTCTGAAAATCTTCATCAGGTACAATACCATACAATCCTTCTAATGAATCAAGTACATCAAGATCATATGGAGTCTTACACAGGTTATTAGATCTAATATTATTAAGGGTAATAGTCATATTGTCTCTAGTAACCATGAAGTCTGATAAGTGATCTGCAAGAGCAGGATGCTCAAGTATCAGTTTCTTTACCTTCTCAGTAGTTGAAAAGACACTAAGACTATCTGCATTAGTCCTAATAAGATCAATAAGACTTCCTATAAGTTTATCTTTATACTTAGTGGTCTTATCAAGGTTCTCATTCTTCTTTTTGGTCTTGATGTCTTTGATTGATTGGATTCTTTCCTCCTCTCTTTTCTTTAGTAACTCTCTTAACTCATTCTCACTCTTCCAGTTATTGATCAATACATCAATTCTAGTGAGCTGACCATTAGCCTTAATTGAATCAATAACCACTGGATCAACGTGGTTATAGAAGAGAGTAGATAGTGCAGATGATGCCTTCTTAGGATCACTAATAGACATCTCTACAATCCTACCAAAAGACTTATTTATGTTTTTCTTCTTCAGGATATTCTCTATCAATTCAGAGAACTCTTCAAGATATCTAGTCGATCTAGACTTTGGCATTTGTTGCTTCCTCCTTCTTATTAGACATTAACTCGTCTACTCTATTAAGATCTATTGAACAAGGTCTCTCAAGAATCTGACTAATAACGTCTATGTATCTGAGTGAGTCATTGAAGTATGGTTGTGAGTATACAATATCATATCCAGCTTCTTTGACCCCTATATACAACTTGTCCTTCTTCTTATCTCCATCACTATAGAGAGTATACTCAATATGTCTTCCCTCAGCTTCAAGCCTCATAGTAACAAGACCATTGAGTAACATCATGAGCTTAGCATTATACAAAGGACGGAATGGAATATCATCCTTATTCGTGTTTCTGATCTTTATGAACTTACCACGAACTTGAATGAAACTTCCATCCTCTCTGTCTCTAATAAACCCTTCTCTATCTGCATACAAGTTTAAGATATCGAGAAGATAATTATTGAGATTATAGATAAGGAACTTTAGTTCTTCTTTTTCTTTTGGTTTCAATTGCTTCTTTCTTGCCATTATTCATGACCTCCAATATAAGTAATATTAGGTGACTTCCTTGTGAAATTAGTAGAAAGAGTATCAATACCATTAAGAATCTTATCAACAGCATTGATAATCTCTTTATTAATGGTCAGAGTATATTTAGTTTTATACCTTGTATTACACGTATACACGCTAGCAATTACCTTCATAGTATACATGGTGATATATGACTTTACTGTATCCTCATCAATACCCATATAGAATTTCCAATCTTTAGGATCAATTGATTTAAGAATACTACATACTCTAAGATTACAATCAATTTCACCAATGCTTATTACGACTTTGTCAACTTTGGCTCTGTTAAGAGTACCTCTAAGGTAATGTACTCCTTCATGAATCATAGTAGTGACGAACATGAACATGTTATAAGATTTTGACTTCTTAGGATTGTAGATATTTCTCATGTAGATCACAATACCATCTTTTGGAGAGTACTGTCCAAGTATTCCATGGTTAATAATACTTTCATCTAAGTTTACTGGACACTTTACATTGAGAGTCCTGTTAAGCCAAATACTAGCATTAACACACTCATCATAAAACACGGGAAACGGATAGGAATTAGGTGACTTCTTAATCATAATTACAACACTCCTTTCATAGTCACTTCTATAATATATCGACATTTTTAATTTTGGTCAGAAGGAAATAAAAGAAGGTACTCTTTCGAGTACCTTCTAAAATAGTTCTAATTAGAACCTATCAGGGTTCGACATTGCCGGACTCATCACTAAGCTCGATCCAAGACATGGCCTCAACGACAGCAGCCTCAGAAAGAACCTTCGTGGTGTCAGGATCATCAACATCAATCTGGCTTGCAGAAGTGATGATGTTCGCAAGAGGAACATAAGTGCTCTGAGCGTCCTGCTCAATCTCACTCTTAACTGCCATGACAGCAGCTTCAGTAGCAAGATTGGTTGCACGGTTAGCAACAGTAGCGTCGATAGTAGCACCGCCAGCCTTGTAGCCAGAAGCAGAGGCATTACCCTGAGCATCAGCAACAACGACCTCATCAGTATGACCAGCACCAACCTTATCCATCTTAGTGGTGGAAGGAGGTACGTACATACCGTCGGCCTTAACCTCAAGAGCGTTGTCAGCCTGAGCAGAAATCTTAACATCAGCCTTGATCGTGTTCTGACCAGTTGTCTCATCAGTAGCGATGGTGATATCAACCGTCGTAGAATCAAGATCATGATAGAGCTGAACAAGATCAGCAGCAGGAATGTTAACCGTAGTACCATTCTGCATGGTAAGAACTAGGTTCTTAGTGGTATCATTGTAGCTACCGCCAGTGATGAAGTTATCAAGAGGAATATTAGCACTGGAAAGTGTAGTACCCTCAAGGTCCTTCAAGGCGATAACGCCAGTGGCACCATCATAAGCAAGAGTAACACCTAGCTTCGTAAGAGGTACGGACGTAGTCTGACCATTAACGACATAGGTGATAGCCTTGTTAGCAGTGTCATAACCAACTGCGGTTACGCACTGAGCGAGTGTGGATGCTGCAACAGACTCAACATAGCTCTTAACAGCAGCGCCAGAGACAGGATTAGTAACTCCGACATCACCATTTAGAACCGTAGAGCTAACAGCAGGAATCACAACACTCCAAGTAGTACCATTATAGACAGTACCCTCACCATTCGTGCTGTTGATGTAGAGCTTACCAATAGCACCGACAGCAGGACGGCCATCAGCGTTATGAGTAACTACAGCAGCAGAATAGTTAGAATCACCACGATAGAGTTCCTTGGTATCAGCAAGGAAATACAGTACGCGAGATTCATGGGAAGCCATTGCATCATACTGTGCACGGCTGCAAAGAACATATGAAATCATGTTATTAGTAGCAGGCATGGAAATTCCTCCTTCAATTTATTTTCTTTTGAAATAAACATCATTTTTTCTCTAGATATACTAGAGTCTTACTAAGATGTTGGATTTTAGGAGCCTAAGCTGTTCATACGATCATTCTTCCATTCAAGAAGCTCATTGACCTCAGGTTTAGTGTAATAGTTAGTAGTGATATAATCAAGGTCAACTCTTTCATTGAATGTATTCTCTGCTGTCTTATATTTCTTGACTGATTCAAACCAGGTTGTTCCACCATCCCATGTCTCAAAACGATATATATGAATAGCATTAGGCTTCATAGAGATATCATTACCAAACTCTAGATAGACCTTACAGTCATCATGGATATAGATAATAGGTTCAATATTACTAGACTCTACTTTCCATAGTAGAGTAGCATGTCTGGATGCATCTTCCTCTGGAGTAGCTAGCTTAATGATAACTCCATCAGAAATACTACTATATGAAAATCTATCCTTAAGAACAACTACGTTAGCATCATCTAATTCAACCTTTACAATAGGTGCTGTGCCATCAGGAGTAGACCAACGTAGAGTACTAAACTGATCTACATAAGGTACATATCCTGGTTTAGCATTCCAGAAGTTATTCATCTGGATAATACCATCTCTATTGGTGATAGATGAGAAATCATATCCATAAGAAGGAAGACACTTCTTACCACCAAAGGTTTCTGCTTTTAACATATTTGCTCTTAGATAGCTGATATACTCTTTTAGATTAACTCTTCCTTGTCCGTCTACCTCAAGAATCATATTGTCAGCCGACATATCAGTACTAATCAAATTAAGAATCTGTTGAGTTACATTAATTAGTTCAGATGGGTCTTTAGCTGATGCAATATAAATAACTCCTCTTTCATTATCAATCACTAATTCTCTAGGTTTAGCCAAATGACGTTGTTTATAATCTAGAGGAATCAGTGGGAATCTATCGTTATTTTCTAAATTCATCATTGTATAACACCCCCATCAATATTAATTAAGAGTTGCCCTAGCCATTAGGCTAGGGCTTTCTCTTATCTATCGCTAATACCAAGGTTCAGAGTACTTCTATCAAGAGGAGCACTGAATAGGTTACTAGCATCAAGCACCATAGAATGATAATCCTTATTCTTTGGATCCATCTGTACATCAGACTTACCAGAAGGATCTTTATAAAGCATCTCAAACTGATCACCATTATACAGATTACTTCTTCCATACCAGTCTCTTACAATCTCCATTACTAGAGCTTCCTTAGTAAAGTCCATAGTAAACCTAGGAGATGTATCACTCATAAGAGTATGGATATTGAATAGCTCATTAAGATCTTCTAGATCTAAGTTGTTAATCAATGTATCGTAGTTGGAGTAAGTAGTGAAGTAAGGTTTAAGATCTGCATTCTCTGGAGTATGACTCATTAGCATGATATTGTATCTAGATTGCTGATCTCTATTGATCCTTACCATATTAGCACTAATATCTGTGATATCTTCGAGATTAACCTTTTTACCATTCAAGAACAACCAGAACAAAGTCTTGGATAATGGATGCTTAAGTAGTGACTTATTCATCATTACATATCCTTGTTTCCTAATGGTAGATATAGTAACATCATCATCCATCTCTACTACGTTCCTACTGTTAGAATTATAGATATATACATATCTTAACTGAGTACCTTCAAGATGTTCATTCTCATTAAGCTCTAGAATCTTATTCTCTTCATCAATCTTATATCTTTCTTTATCTAGTAAGATACTTCCATTGAATACTAAGATGCTGTTACCAGCTTCAAAGTAGTTGGGGAATGGTATTGGGATATTATACTTAAATCTCTCATCTTCAATCTTACCACCAGTAGCAGTAGTAACAGTAAGAGTCTTAATATCATCATACAAGAAGATGAATTTAAACTCAGATGCCTCTGCAAAGATAGGATCATCCCAATGTTTAAAGGTGATAGTATACTTATAAGAATCAAAGGTATATCTAGAGGGATCTAATATCTCTCCATTGACCATGATGATGAATCCAGAATCCTTATCAGATCTCTCAGGATAAGGAATATCATATGTGAATACATCACTTTCAAATGGAACGGATACTTGATCAATCTTATGGTATCTAGAGCTACCCACGTAGTTATAAGTATAGATACTCTTAGCTTCATCATCTAAATAGAATGATACAAACCTAAGGGTTCTTCCCTTCTCAAATCCTCTAGTATCAGTAAAGATAATATTGCAATCTTCATCAATATAGTACCTTCTACTGTCAAGAACTACTGAACCAAGATATACAATGAATCTATGCTTCACATTCTTTAGCTGACCAAAGATGTTGAATAGATCATACTTAGTCTGATTAGGATCCTCAATAGTAATATTATGCTCGAATGACTTGATCGTCTTATACTTGGAGTTATAGGAAACCATATAGATATTATCACCCTTCATAAGTGGTTCATTAAAGATAATCTTGTTAGCATCTCTATTAAGAATATACTGTACTCCTTCAGTAAGTAGAATACCATTCTTCATAATGAATACTGGTCTACCTTGTCTTACGTACTCACTTATATCAAACTCAGCTCCATCCATTCTACTAAGCTCAGTATCAATCATACTTTTACCAATAGCAATATGATCATCTCTTACTTCATTGACTTCTTTAAGTAGTATGTCCTTAGTATTGATATGCATAACCTTAGTAATTGGGAACCCAGTAATGCCCTGACTATCAAATTCATATGTATCATCAGCAGGAGCAGTAATCTTAGTCTCTGTCTTGATAACTCCACCGGTATCCACTTCATATGGTTTATCTTTAATCTCAGCCTTCTGAATAATCTCTCTACCTACCTCTATAGCAAGATTCTCTATATTGCTCTTACCTTCATTGAGTAGTCTAGCAAAAGATGTACTATAATAGTAGACAAACGGGAATGAAATACTATATCCTTCAATTACCTTAGCACCATTATAACTATGAACTCTATTGTTGATTAGATACTTAGCATAAGACTCAGCCCAAGAACTTACCACTTCTTTACCTTCTAAGAGTACTCTCTGGAAGGAAGTCTGATGGAAGTCTACTACTGGGAAAGTAGATAAGACACTAGCTTCCGTTGTAGCACCATGATAAGTCTTCACTTTATTATTGATGAAATACTTAGCTCTAGCTATTAATTGCTTCATTAGATTCTCTTTGTCCTTATATAATCTATCTATAGTCACTGATACAGTAGTCTTAAATGGAACCTCTATTGTATAGGTAGGATTATTACTTACTTCTTCAACCTGTCCTGTAGTATATCTCTTGATCTTAGAGTCAATCATATTCTGAGCTATCTGAATAGCTTCATTTCTAATAGTCATTCCACCTTGTCTTAATATCTTAGATATAGTAGTCTGCATCCTATATATATATGGGAATCCAGGTAGGTCTTTACTAGACATCAACTCATACCACTTCATATCGTATTTTACTTTAGATGGAGTCCATACTGTATCAAATGGATTAGGAACTGTACTGACTAGATTAGTGTCTGGTAATCCAGTAAGATCAACAAACTGTGTAATGTAGTTTACAGCATTCTGAATAGTTTCTGCTCTACCGTCAGTAAGAAGACTATGAGTAGATATAGAATTCTTATATACGATAGGTAGAGATCTATTCACACCAGCAGCATCATTGTTCTTCTTAAGAATCTGATATTTGAGTCTATATTCAATGAGTACTGTAGCAGCTTCTATGACTAGGTTAGAGATGATCTCTTTAGCCCTATTAACCATAGCGTCCGAGTCAGCTACTGCATTAACATCAATGAAGTCAATGACATCTTTAACGAAATCTCTAATCCAATTCTCTGCTTCTGTCTTAGTTCCCTTTAGAAGAGTATCTACTGTAGTGGTATACTTGTTCTTCAGAGGGAATGTACTTGTATATGGGTTATATAGAGCTTCACTATTGAATTCTAGCTTATAGTCGATAAGTTCCTTGATAGTATTGATAACCTTATTCCTTAGCTTACTCATATTATCAGACATTACATCTCTTACAGGTAATTGCATATTAATACTAGCAGGAAGATTAGTCATGTATTCTGTAGATGGGAGCCTATCATAAGTGCCCATTAGAGCTTTACTCGTCATGAGTTTAGAGAAAGGAATCTGCATATGATAAGTAAGAGGTAATCCCTCTAGATCACTCATAGTAATATCAGTAGTAAAATCATCATCTACAGTATAGAAAATAGTATGTTCATCCACTTCACCTGGCATATAGTAGATTACTACAGAGATGAAGTCACCTTTCTTGAACTGATTAGGAGCAAAGGTTAGATCTCCAGTATATCTATTGATAGCCCAATACTCTGAAGGTACATATAGACCATGATATAGTACCATGATGCTATTACCATCCATGAGATATTCAATATATCTATCACTACCTAGATTGTAATGAGTCTGTCCTTCTATCTGTACAGGAATATGAATAGTCTCTGAATAGATACCATTCTCTTCATTTACATAGATAGCTACATTCTGCTCTTCACAAGCATCATAAATAAAAACAAAAGTGAACTGATCACCTTCGAGTACACCAGTACCATCAGTGATAGTCATGATTCCTCTATTAACCTTATACCTAGAAGGATCAAAATATACTCCATTGTGGAATACAATGAAATCTTCTCTATATGTATATAGCTTAAATGGATATGGAATATGATAGGATATCTGTCCATTCCTAGAAGCAGTAATGGATACCATCTTAGTAGTCATATTTCCACTATAGTCCATATCTTCAAATTCAATAGGACCATAGATTACTTCCACTTTATCCCCTCTTCTAAATTTCACTCTAGAATAGAGGTAAGGATCTGAGAATACATTGTTTCTCTCTGGTAGAATGAGTCTATAGAAAGATCTATTTAAGATATTACCATTAACAAATACCATATACTGATTCTTATTCAAAGAGGTTACAAAGTCAGGAGTCAACCTAATCTTCATACCATCCTTCTGAATATTTCTAAAGCAGTATTTGAATTGGTTCTTAGTAGCAATCATGACTTCCTTGTTGATATAGTAGTTATCAAGAGCAATATTTCTATCACTATCCACAGTGAAGTCGATACTAAACCAAGACCTTTCATTTAATCTAATCTTTCCTCTATAGTCATGAGTCTTAGGATCTCTTGAATACATTGCTAGTTCATCATCATCGAATACCTTTTCTTTGATTAGCTTAGTTCCTTCTGCTAATTGATTATCTACAATATAATTTTCTATAGTATTGATGATATACTGCTCTACTCCTTCTTTACCATTTTTTAGTAAGAATTCAGTATTGATATTGAAATTCTTGATAAGCTGGAATGGACCAGTATATCTAGTGATGTCTGAATAGTTATTGATATTCTTCAGGAAGACAAACTCGAATACATCATCATCTTTTATTTCTCCAATATCTACCGGCATATCAAAGGTATTGACATGATAGACGATATCAGAGTAGTGCTCATATAGTAATCCATTGTGGAATACCATCACATACGTTTGCTTCTGTTTATACTTAAGCAAGAGCATGTTAAGGATACCAAAAGCATTACACATCTTCTTGATTTCCTTACCAGTGAATTGCTTAGTCTCTACAGTATTAATCATCTCATAGATCTTCGTTAGATACTTAGAATCATATGAAGTCATATATCTAAAACTACTCTTTACATTGTCATCATAGTCCTTATTCCTTTGGAGCTTAAAGTCAAAAGAAGTATTAAGAATCTTAGGATCAATTCTATCATTCTTTACTTTACCTTGAGCTATATTCTTAGCCATTTCTATATTAGGAATCTTATTAAGGATATTGTATACATGGTTGACATCATTACGATAGAAACACTTTACCTTATACTTAGTATCAGGAGACCCATTCATATAGAATAGATTGAGCTTGTTGATAACTACATCAGCTTTATCATCAAACTCTTTAGCTTTCCATACAAAGAAGTTTCCTCTAGTGAGCTTTACATTAACATCTATATTCAGATCATATCCTTGAATATTATCACCATTAGCAAATGAGAACTCTCTGAACGTAACACCAGGGTGTTTATAGTACACTACTACTCTTCCTGACTCATCTAGTTTACCAAGACTATTAAACCTGAAGATTTCAGTATATCCATTACCAGGCTTAGCTCTATTCTCAGTATAGAAGATATTGAATGGAAGGTTAATAGCCCTTACACTCTTGATCTCCATTATTTGAACGAATCTGTGTTTAAACGGATTACTAGGAATCAGTAGATAAGTATATCTGATATCATTAACAACGATAATATCAGACCATTTTAAATGAAGTCCATTTACAAATAACAAGAAAGGATAAATCTTTCCTTGTTCTACAGCTTTATCTAGGGTAAGTTTATATAGAGCATCACTCTTGTTTGTGATATTATAGACCTTATCTCTAATACCCTCTACTTTCAATACTAGATGTTCATCATCTTGGAATGTTTCATTATCATATCTATATCTTCCACTACGAATGAAACTATACTCTAGGTCAATCATAGTAGGAAGAAGACTCTGTTGTAAGTCTGTAACTAAAGAATCTGTATGTTGATATGCATCAAATACAACTTCTTCGATACAGCTTTTGATATTTGGAATCATAGAGTCATAACCTCCTTTGTTAGCCTATTATATTAGAGTTCAGGCCAAAAAATAAAAGGGTACCCGAAGGTACCCCATATTTAATCTTTCTTTATATGTCTATTTATCTCACTCAATACATGATCAACTATCTTAGTTGCCCATGCTTTGGTGATTCCTTTGCATTTTAGATTCTTATATAGTCTTTTGATCAATTCATCTCTCATTCTATACTGGTATAGATCATTCTTAAAATCTATGGTTGGATTGAAAGTACGATCAAGTATATCAATGTAGAGATTGCTACGACGAATGTCTTTCTCATTAGTGTGTTTTATATATAGATATCTACCAACGAGATAAGCGTTCATTGTTTTTTTTAAACGCTTTTCTTTCTCTTCTTCGCTAAGATCAAATTCGCTTAAATCATCCGGATCTAACCAGATAATACCTTCTTTGATCATTTAGCTTCCTCCTTTGGTTTCTACCAAATGTAACAAATAACAAACATCAGGTAGAAGATAATGAATCCAAAGCAAATGTTAATCAACGGCTCATATTTCTCATCAATCTTCATTGTTTTCATAATCCTCATCAATCTCCCTCATAATAGACTTAAGCTCACTCTTAGTTACCTTTACATTACCATATTCTTCTTCAATGCGGCATTTAATAAACTCCAATTTATCCTGTTCTACGTGGTTATTTACAGTTTTATTGTCATAGCTCTGACTAAGATGAAACAAATCAGTTGAGAATGAATCTTCATATTCTTCTAAAGTAAGTGATATTATTCCTTCTTTCTCTTCTCCCTTTTCTTTGTAGTTGAAAGTGTATTCTTTCTCTCCGCTAAAATACATACTTTATCCCTCCTAAAGATATCTTTGATTTCACCAATATATGTATAGTTCTCAATCCATTTGTTATTGAACCAGATTGTAGACTCACAGTCAAAAGCATTCAAGGTCATATATAACCACATCGGAACATCTATTGGTGGATAACAAGTCTTGCCAAGAGCGATAGCACCAAGTGTGAAATTTACCCCATCATATTTTTTGGCTAATTTATGGTAATCGAAGTAGATTTGATTAAAGTTATTCTTTATTAATGGTAAATACCTCTTAATATCCTCATTTGAGTTGATAGTCAATACCTTGACATCTTCCTTTGGAACTACCTTGAATACAGAGTAATGTCCATTAACAAAGAAATCCTCATAATAACTCCATTCCAACCATCCAGTCTTAGTAATTGGTTTCATCATGGTAGATGACCACAGTGCTTTTTCTGGTTTTCCAACAATATTTGGTGTTAAATCGAATTCTGCCTTTTCAGGATCAAATTCTCTACAATGCATAATGATCTGATCTTTCATTACTATCATCCTTTCTTAAACACATCATTATTTATACGACACATCTATAATATATGCCTATTTTTTGGTTTGGTTAGAAAAAAGAGGTACCTAATGGTACCTCTTTTCTATGTTACCCAATAGTATTAATTATAGCTTTAGTATATCCAACCATGTTGTTACCACAGATCTTCTCAATAGTCTTCTGGTTATTAAGATATACTCCATGATATGCATCTGTAATCATGGCTGAGAAGTTAGGGAAGTACTCTAGACCAAATGCTACTCTAGCACCACCATACAACCACATCCACTTTTCTGTGAAAGCATCAATAGTAAGTCCAGGTACCTTGATCATATCACTGAGAGCTTCTACAAATAGCTTAATATTACCATAGTCATCATCTTCAATCTGACTATCTACAATATCAGCTTCTCTCTCAGAAATACCAGCATCTTTTAGTACCCTGGATCTTACACTACCATCAAAGTTAGGATTCTTAGACCCATTATTATTGAAGCAAGCTACACATTTATAGAAATACTTATGTACTGCATATTCACACTTAGGCTTAGCATTATCCATATTACTAATCTTAGCAATATATTCAAGGATATGTAAGAATAGCTTAGAGAAGCAAGCAGCTCCATAGTCCATATTATTGAAACTGAATAACTTCTCTGGCATCTTATAGTAAAGAAGATTAACAATTGCATTATTCAAATGAGCAATAAGGATCTCTGGTTGTCTAAGATTACCATTAGTATCAAATAATCCTCTAGCGTTAATAAAGACTTTGAGAGGACTAGCTACTGCCACATCTTCTTTGAATACAATTGGAGGAGCTGAATATGGAATGAAGTTATCATCATATACTAGATTACCACCAGACTGTACTGGCTTAACATTCTCTGGAGTATTAGTCTTCTTATTAGTCATAGGAGCATTAGTACCAGAGATAGTTCCAATAGTAGGAGCTTTATTACCCTTCTCTGCTTCAGCTACTACCTTATTGACATAGCTCTCATGAGTAGCTCTTCTTCTTACATCCTTAGCTGTCATTACAACAAAAGGATTAGGACATTCACCATCTAGGAAGATTACATTATCACTAAGCATACAGTCAACGAAAGCACTAGATACAGCTCTCTTCTTAACATCATGGACTGCATCTCTAAATTGATCAGACTCTTTATTGATTACCTTAGCTGACATGAGATAATTGAATAGCTTCTTCTCATACTCAGATCTAAAGGCATTATATATATACGTGTCACTATAGACTTTTACTGTTTTACCCATTCTAGGTACCTCCTAAATTAAAGTGGAAATCTTTATTCTAAAGTTTTAGGTTGTAGACTTTATTAATAAGAGAGGTGATATAAAGTGAATGCAGGGCGTAAAAAAGCAGAAACGATGCTATATAAGGTATTTGATAAGTTCGATAAAACAGGACAGAATTCAGCCTTTTGGAAAGCTAAATTTGCTAAGATGAATGATAAAGAATTCACTAAGCTCATGGCAAGACCATGGCCTATATTCTTTCAGCATAAATTGTTTGAAGTAGAACCTACTCCTACAGATATCATAGAAGGTCTTAAAGAGCTAGGAGTTTCATTAACAGAAGTTGTAAATCTTCCTTATTTATATAGAAATCAACAAGGTAATCCAGTACAGACACAGAAGTGTATAGTAGGACCTCTACCTATAAAGAAAATGAAACAGTTCCTTACTAAGAAAACTGGATGGTCTACAAATATCAATAGTAGAGATATGAGAACTGGTCTACTTATTAGCCATGATAAGAATGGTAATACTTCGGATAGAGAATTTGAAGCATTACAAGTAGCTTCCTTAGATGTAACTACTAAAGAGATGCTAGGGCCTAGAGCGGATGAAATGAATGCTAAGAATGTCATGTATAATTCTATAACTACTCTAGGTAGAGTATCACTTAAAGACTTACCTAAAGATCCTTCAGATGCATTATCTCGAAATATGTTAGATGCTTATTTAATTGGGTCATGTTTCAAATCTAACCTTATCTCTGAGGATTATCACTTACATAAGACCTTACAAGATCGTAAGAGAGTTACTAGAGAAACATAACCTTTTTAAAAATTAAATAGCAATCTACTACAATATAAAAGATTAAAAGGAGTGTTTATATAATGGAGAATAACGATAAGAAAGTAATGACGGTGGATGGTCTATGTGAGACCTTAAACATCAGTCAGAATCTTGCATATCAATTACTGAAGACAGGACAGATTCCTTGTTTCAAAATTGGTAGGGTATGGAAGATTCCTACTCAAGGAGTAGATGATTTCATTAAGAAGCAAGCTGAGTCTAATGCTGTAGTAAATCTTAAGACTCCACCTCCATATACCTTTAAAGAAACAGTTAAGTAAAACTATTAATAGGCACATATTATAGATGTGGTTATTGATAGGTCTCTTTTATTAAAGGAGGTGAAAGATGATGTCTAATGATAACTATGGGGTAATCCAAGAGATGGGCGACTACGGTAACTTTACGTTACTGAATCGTAATGACAATGAAGCAGCAAAAAGGTTACAAGAGAAAAGAAGGAGATCTGTTAATGAGCAGGTATCCTATGATGGTGGTCAGGTGAGACTTGGTGATTGTTCTCATCTTGATCGTTAATGTAGGTGGAGCTGTTATAGCTCCACCGGAATTTTAGAAAGGATGATTTGATGAGGAAGTTTGTACGTGAACACAAAGACATGCTGATAGTGGTATTACTGGCTAGCTTTATAGCTTCGCTCTGCACATTTTCCTATTGGTTCTATGATACTCAGCAGATTATGCTTAAGAAGCAAGAAGAAGTTGAGAAGAAACAGAAACAATTGGAAGAAAGGATGCAGAAGGTTTCAGATGCAGTAGAAACCATATATGATGTCACATTCACGTTACAACACAGAATCGACGACGTACAAGAAAAGCAGCAGAAGCTGATATTCGAAGGACCTGTGGCTAGACAGGATATTTCTAGCCTTACCTTCTCAGTTGATTCTGACTTGAAAGCGGAGGCTCCTACTCTTACAGTATCTGATATGGATGCATTGATTGTAGAGTGGGATCGTCGTGCAGGTGGAAATACAGGATTGGTAGGAAAGGGCTATGCGTTTATCACAGCCGCTAAGAAGACTGGATATAATCCTGTATATTTACTTGCCCATGCAGCAGTAGAGTCTGGATGGGGAACTTCTAATTTCGCTGTATCTAGGGGTAACTTATTTGGTATCGGTGCCTTTGATAGTAATCCCAATAATGCCTTTGAGATGGGTGACTCCATTGAAGCTGGCATTGTAAATGGCGGAATTTGGATCAATGAAAACTTCTATGATGGACGAGGAACTAGGACCTTACAAGAGATGTACAATGCTAACTATGCTAGTAATCCTGCTTGGGCAGGTCAGATCTCGGACATCGTAAATACTAGTTATAGAATCCTTGGAAATATTATTTAAAACAAGGGTATACATACTAGTATGAGGTGAAAGACACCGATAAAAAGAGTTAACTTGAAATTGAAAGAGAGATAGTGTTTGTGCTATCTCTCTTTCATGTATTTTTTATTAAAGGAGTGTACGAATAATGAAGGTTATTGGTATTGGTGCAGCAGGTAACAAAGCTGTATTGAATGCAGTTCAGCTAAAGGCGATTGAAGCAAAAGATTGTCTTATGATGAATTCTACTACTAAGGATTTTCCTAAAGAGAATGAAGTAGTAGATGCATTGGGTAATAATATCCATATTGAGTGTGCTCTTATCTCATCCATTGGTGGATGTGGTAAAGAGAGAGAAATTGGTAAGGATATCATGAGAGAATATCTCTCTAATAGAAACGTAGTGGCTAAGCTCAAGGACTTTGTCACCGAGAATGAAGACCATGTGGTTATCGTCACATCTATTGCAGGTGGTACTGGTTCTGGTGGAGCTAATCTCTTGGGTAAGTTCATTCATACTGATCTTTTTCAAGAGGAAGGTCTTGTAATGGATATCACCATCATTGGATTCCGTGGATTCAATGAGGATCTTCGTGAGAGAGAGAATACATTGAACTTCTTGAAGGAAATTGATCCTGAGTTCACTGTACAGCTTATTGATAATTCTTCTTTCATGAAGAGTTGTGATGGCAATAAGGTAGTAGCAGAGAAGAATGCGAATATCAACTTCGCTATCAGATTGTCTCTGATGGCTGGTAGGAAGATTGCACCTTCTTCTCAGAACATTGATGCTACTGATCTCTATAAGTTGGTAACTACTCCTGGTTATCAGCAGATCGAATATGCTCAGCTTGATACGATCAAGAACAAGGAAGCATTCCAGAAGGCTATCAAGGATATGATTGATAATTCTAATGGAATTGAGACAGTTCCTAGTTGTGCTTGTTTCGGTATTATGCTGAATGTAAATCCGGACACTCTTAATTACTTTGACTTCGACTATACTTATCTCAAGTCAGTATATGGTCAGACTATTGAGACGTATATTCATATCCAGTACTGCGATGATGTCACTGACAAGTATGAGTGGATGGCAATTATCGTGTCTGGATTGGATCTCCCTGTTAAGTATCTCCAAGCTGTATATCAGCAGTACTTGCAGATGGATAATGAAATCACTACTAACAAGAGTAAGAATGAAGATTTCTTTGCTGCTCTTGGTGAAATTAAGACAAATGCTATTACTCCTAGTATGAATCGTGGTAGGAATCGTAAGGGTGTTAGTCGTAGGGGTACAGTTGTGAGCAAAGTTCTTCAGGAGGCTAATGAGGAACCTAAGCCTCAGCGTCCAGTTACAAATGGAAATGTAACAATGAACAAACCTAATATGAATGAGGTTCTTCAGGATGATACACCGACTGTGAAGAATACCTTTTAAGATTAGGAATAAGGAAGGAAGGTCAATATGGGTACAGATTACTGGAAGCAGGATGTTGATCATTTCAGATCCGAAAGTGATCAAGATACTGGAAGAGAGAGAATAATCTTTAACGGTATTGATTCTTCCTTGGATAGGGAAAATAGGCTTAACCAAAAGGTTAGGCCTGTCCCTTTTCAAGGAATCAATTTTCCGGAAAGAGAGTTTTATGAGAAGGTGTCATTTGACCAATCAGAAACAGTCAATCCAAATTGGCTGATGCCTATTCTTATGAATAGTGCTAATAAGAGTCCTCAAGAGATTGAAACTCTTATTGATGGTCACTTGTATAATGTAATCAATAACTTAGTTATATCTTGTACTGATGTAGATTACTTCCCAGTATTCAAGATACCATCTGTATTGATTGCGATAAGGATGATGCTGTCTAAGATCAATGAGTTTGATTCTGAAACCATCATCAATGTTAATCATCTGGTAAGAAAGGGGATAATAGAGCAAGAAGATAAATCTGATAATAATCCTCTGATGGATCTCTATAGAGGAATTGCAGTAGAGATAAATAGGGATAAGATTAAGCAGGTACTTGGCATCAATATGAGGGGTCATTCTCAATATGAGATTACTCCTAGGGCTGCCATGTATATCTGCATGTCTAGGTACAGTGCTTTCGATCGTAGTTATATTACCAATGTAATGAGATTGAATAGCACCTTAGCATCATTCTCTAACTCAAATCTCATATTCAATGAACAGATTCTTATTGATATCTATGAGATTCTGTTCGATGTATTAACTCCGTTGGTTTTAGGTACTATGTTTGATACAGATATCTATAAGCCAGGAGTAGGAGAGGATGAAGTACCTGAAGCAAGGATAGAAAGTGCATCATTACAAGTGAATGCAGTATTGTCGATTCTGGATGCTCAAACTATTCCAGTTATTGAGAATATCTTAGTCACTTATAATGATCGCTTCTATGCTCAAAGGGCAGGAGATATCAACAATATCAGAGCTTCTATGAGAAGTCTCAGTCCTGCTGATTATCCTAACTTGTCTAAAGTTGTTGACTCACTTTGCCAGAGAGGATGTTTCATTCCATGAGAGTAGATAATAGTACACTTCACAAGATGGCCACTGAACTTAAAGTGGCTGTAAAGATGTATATTAATACTAAGAACTCAAGTAAGTTATGGTCTTGCTTGAATATGTACCAGAATAGATATATTACTATGCTACTGTCTAGGTTTGATAATTATGGTGTAAATATGGAATATGAGAAGAGTGGTATTAGGGTAGTCAATTTTAAGACTGGAGAAATCAAGTTCTTTAAGATGGGCTATCCTAAGACCTATAAAGATACCGGTAACAAAGTACATGATAAAGTAAGAAGGCAACATCTTGGAGAGATGAGACCAGTAAAACCTAATCAGTCTCTTATCAAGATGCCTTCTACTGAATCATTGATGGAAGACTTTAGGTTAATCTTAGCTGCTTCTATCTGGTCTGATAAAGATCCAGAAGAGATAGAGATCTATTGGAAGGTAAAGCAGCTTAAGCCTGTAATTGATCATATCTCTGAAAAGGGATTTGATGATGAAGAGGTTAATGAAAAGCTAAAGTTTATCCTTTCAGATCTTACTGTTAGCCAGAAGAATAAGATTCTCTCTTGCTTCGACTGTAAGAAACCTGGAAGACATAATAGCTTCTTTAAGGGCATAAGATTCAGTTCTAAGTCTGATTTCGGTGCCATTAATAATAATGGACAATACATGAACTTCAGATACAATCAGCTTAATCTTAGACCTACCGCAGAGCTTATCAAAGCTTGGAAGGTAGCTATTAATTAAACATGGGCAAAGGTACCGAAAGGTACCTTTGTTTATTTTTTATTAAAGACACTACTTTATAGTAGTACAGTTTAAGGAGGCATTATCAATGGCTAGTTTACTTGCATCTATGTATCGGGAAGCAGTAAAGGCATATGAAAATATTGGACCAGAAAAGGAAGCAGATGTAGGATATTCTACAGGATTTCCTAACTTTGATATGCGTAATGCTATAAAAGTACATGTTAAGAATGAGGAAAAGGGGTTGGATTTCTCATACTATCAGGTAGGAATAGTAGATGGTAGTATGAATACTATTCTTGGTAGGTCAGGTAGTGGTAAATCTACTTTCACTTATCAAATAGCAGGTAATATTGTAAGACCATTTCCTAATGGTACTATCTATGCTGATGAGTTAGAGTCTGGAATGCAAGATTCTAGAAAATCTCAGCTTACTAAGTTCTATGGAGAGGAATACGAGAGAAGGGTAATCTGTAGAAATACAGGAATTACTAGTGAAAACTTCTATGAGAATGTAAAGCTTGTTAGGGATCTCAAGGTTACTAATAAAGAGAAGTTTGAATATAATACTGGGTATCTTGATTATAAGGGTGACCCTATCTATAAACTAGAACCCACTTGTTACATTCTTGATTCATGGGCACTATTAAGACCAGCATCATTGACTCAAGAAGAAAAGATCTCTGGGCAGATGAGTGTAACCTCATCGGTAAAACTGAATACAGAGATTATCAGAAGAATCATACCTATGTTGAAGGAAGCAAATATCAATCTCTTCATCATCAATCACATTCTTAAGGATGTAAAGATTAATCCATATGATAGAACACCTGCTCAGGTACAATATCTTGATGAGGGTGAAAGGACACCTGGAGGAGATACAGTAATGTATCTGGCTAATAATCTGATTAAACTATTCGACTCTAGTTCTAGTAAAGATATGCAAGCTCTTGATATTGATGGTGGTAGTATTGTAGCTTGTAAGTTCTTAAAATCTAGGACTAATAAGGCTGGTAAGACAACTTACTTAGTCTACAACCAAGAAGATGGTTATGACCCTGAACTATCTCTCTATATCAATCTCAAGAAAGATAAGCTTATTGAAGCTAAAGGAGCTTGGATGCAAATGGTCGGACATCCAGAGTTCAAGTTCCAGCAGAAAAACTTCAAGAATAAGCTTAGAGAGGACGAAGCATTTAGGAATACATTTATGCAATTTGCTATGGATTATCTTGCTAAGATGGTTAATGATGAACTGGAAGAAGCAGAAGCAATGGCTGAACAGGATATCAGTCTGGTTAATGATTTCTACTCTATGATCAACTATCATGGAGGCATTGCGGCATAGTAAACTGAAACTTAGCGATATATTATATATGTGGTGGTATTGGGCAGATTCGTTCTGCTCAATACCTTATCTGGTTTTATAGGAGGAGGTCAAGGCATGCTAGTAACCAATATGTCTACACAGACAATAGAGGCATCAAACAGAATTAATATACCAGAACAAGTATTAGCCTCTACACTATATCAACCATTTAGAGGAATGAATAGCGGTAGTAGAGCACTGATGGTAGCAGTACATCAGACTCATAAACTAAATTTGATTAACGGTGTTGCACCGATTATTGCGACTGCTAATGAGAATGAAGCTCTTAAGTATGCATCTAGTTATATTACAGCTAAGTGTAACAAGATGATTATCGGAAGAGTGAATAAGTTTACCCATATGCCAAATCTTCACTATTGGTATATTACGGTAAATCTTGATGGCCCTGAGGAAGGAGATCTTGATGTTATAGAGGTTGTGGACTATGTACATACTACAGAGTCTTATGGCTATAGATTGAATAAAGCATTCTTAGATGGACTTGGTATGGGTCAAGAGATTCATACTGGGGATGTCGAGAGGATTCCTGCTAATGTAGATAAGTATGGTAATGTAGGATTCGGTGTTAATCTGATGACTGCATATACTAGTAATCTCATCACTCAGGAGGATGGATATTGTCTCAGTGAGACAGCAGCATCTATGATGGGTACAGAACTATATCACTTCGTACCTATCCAGCTTAATGATAATGATATTATGCTCAATCTCTATCACAATGATGAAGTGGCATATAAGGCGATGCCAGATATCGGTGAAGATATTAAGGATGGTACACTACTGGCTATAAGAAGGCAGAACAATGCTGATGCTATGTATAGCCAAACATGGGAGATGTTGAAGACTATTATTCCTCCCATTGATAAGAAGTATAGTCTTAACGGTACTTTGATTGATATTGAGATCTATAGTAATAACTATGATCAACTTGCTAATGGTCCTAACTCAATATATCATACTCAGATTAATGGTTATCTGAATAACAAGTATAGATATTGTACTGAGATTTGTCAGTATGTAGATGAGTATATCGAAGCTCATCCTGATAAGTCTATGAGTCCTATACTTAGAGCACTGTATATTCATGCAAGAGATACAGTGAATCATGTAGATCACTATAAGAATGGTAAGAAGTATAGTGGTACTATTATCCATCTTATTGTAAGAGAACATCTTCCTCTTAAGCAGGGAGATAAGATTACTAATAGATATGGAGGGAAGGGTGTAATTGCTAAGATCCTTCCTGATTATATGATGCCCATAATTGGGGATCAACGTATAGATGTGTTAATGAATAAGGGAACAGTCAATGGAAGGCTCAACTATGGACAGACCATGGAGATGGAGATTAACTTCCGTTCAAGAATGTTCCTTAATCATATCTTTGCTTTACCTCTTTCTACTGATGAGAGACTAGAAGCTATTAGAGATTACTTGAGTCATTTCTCTAAGAACTTCGCTGATTTCTTCTGGAAGAAAGTAGAAAGTACTGATGAATCTGAAAGAAGGATGCTGTTAGATTCCTATACTGAAGATGGAATCATTAGGATGGCATTGAAGCCCCTGAGTGATAGGATTACCATTGATACTCTCATAGAGGTTGATAAGGCATATCCATGGATCACTCAGGAATATATCAAGTCACCTATTATCAATAGTAATGGAAAGCTTAGGTATATAGAGAAATCTGTAAGACCCATTGTAGCAGGTGAAGAGTTCTTCTATAGGCTTAAGCAATACGCAGAAGAGAAGTTTTCTGTTACTTCCATCTCTACTGTAAATCTCAGAAATGAGAATAGTAAGTCCAGAGCTGGTAAGTTATATGAAGCTCCCTTTGCAGATACTCCAATCAAGTTTGGTAGTATGGAGACTGAATCTAGTACTCATATGGATGAGATTTCGGAAGGCATCGTATCTCAGATGCTCATGATCTATTCGTCTTCATCTGAGGCTAGGAATGGACTGGTCAATCTGTACTTTGGTAATCCGATTGAGATTGATATTGAGCTTGATAGTGAATCCACATCTCGTAGTGCAGAGATCTTCAATGTGTACTTTAAGCAGATTGGTAATCGTATCAGGTTTGAGAAGTATATCAAAAATCTTCCGGATCCTCCGTTCAAGATTGATATGAGAGTTAAACCACCGTTCTATGTAAAAGAAGAAGAGAAGGTGAAACCACCCTACAAATTCAAAGATGATAAGGTTCTTGTAGATCCACCATTTAAGATTAGGGATAGTATGATAGGATTGCATAAGATCTGGGTTGAAGATGAGAGGGAGAAGAGGAAACATGAATCTGAAGATGATACTAAATGATTTGAAGAGTGGTAAACTAGAATCTGTATATAAGGTAGAGAATATCAGTGAAGTAAATAATTATGTACAGATGGCATTGAAGTTAGATGATTGGGACCAAGAGATCACTAAGAACGTAGAAATGATCCTGATTATCTCTAATATACTCTACAACAATACTAGCAAGAGCAATATCTTACTAGATGATGGAGTATATGATATCCTTCTTGAGAAGTTCAAGAGTAAGGGTAATGTATTGTATCCAGGTGCAGAGCCGATAAGGTTTGATGAGTCAGTATCCGTTCATCGTCCTAAGACTGAAAGGAAGGAGGGTCTCATTGACCCTCCTTTTAAGATCGTACCTGGTTTTGAGAAGATGAATTACTATAAGGAGATTGTAAGGAATGATCATCAGTTTGACTTTGATCCATCTACAATACCTCCTTGGGGTATTCATCGTGAAGTAGCTAATATCAGGAATGTTCCTCATAGTAATCAAGAACTTGTAGGGACTCTTGATAAGTGTAAGTTTGTTCTTAACAAAGATGCTAAGGATATGGGAGTCTTTGATGATCCTAATGTGAAGATCTTTGAAAGAGATTTCATTGGGAAACATATCAGAGACGGTATCTATGATATGAATTCTACTCAGACTCTTATAGCTGAATTCAAATATGATGGTTATGGAGTGGAGGGTAGAGTAAAGGATGGAGTATTGATCTCTGCTAATACCAGAGGAGATACTAAGAATGATAAGGCTAAAGACTTAACTCCAGTCTTAGGAGGTTATCAGTTCCCTAGAGCTAAGTTCATCTCTGGAGAATTTGATATTCAGTTTGAGGCTATAATCATGACTCCATATCTGAATTATCTCAGTAGGATTACTGGTAGCAGTTATGCTAATGCAAGGAATGCAGTAGCAGGAATAACCAGTAGGTTGGATGCATATCTCTATAGAGACTATATCACTCTGGTTCCATTGAAGACTGATATCATTGATGATGAGACAGGACTTCATTTGGATAGACTTGTAGAGATTGAGTTCTTGAACAAGTATTTTGCAAGAGAAGTCAATCTGAAGTATGTGGTAGTTACTGGAAACTATATAGAGAATCTGTATCAGATCAAGAAGATAGTGGAAGAGTGTTACTATATGAGGCAGTATATGCCGTTCATGTATGACGGTGTTGTAGTGTCTTACTATGGAGATGAGATTAGACAGGTACTAGGTAGAAAGGACTTCGTTGACCAGTACTCTGTAGCAATTAAGTTCCCAGCAATGGAAGTTGATACTATCTTCTTAGGATATAAGTATACGATAGGTCTTGGAGGAGTGATAACTCCTATGATCTATTATAAGCCGGTAGAGTTCTATGGGTGTATTCATGATCATTCTTCAGGTCATTCTCTCAAGAGGTTTAATGAACTTCAGTTGAAACCTGGAGATGTTATTAAAGTAACTTATACGAATGATGTGATGCCATATGTAACTAAGCCAGATTTGGAAGTGAACAACTCTAATCCAAATCCAGTAGTACCATTTCCCACCAACTGTCCAGTATGTGGATGTCCAATAGAGATATCTCCTACTGGTAATAGTGCAAGATGTCCTAACCCAGAATGTAAGGGAAGAGTCTTAGCAAGAATGGTAAACATGGTATCTAAGTTAGGTATCAGAGACTTTGGTCAAGAGACAATTGATAAGTTACAGGAGAATCTTACAGTGACATCACTTAGAGATCTTCTGAATCTTACAGTTGATGATGTGGCATTCTTGGGACCTAATCTCTCTAGGATGTTTATAGATAGGATCAATCATCTTAAGAACGATTCTATCTATGATTATCAGATCGTAGGGTCTCTTGGATTCACAGGAATAGCTGAAGGTAAGTGGAGGGTTATCTTAAACAAGATACCACTTACAACCATTGCATATGATAATGATCTTATTGTTGAGAACTCCCTTGGCAGTATCAAAGGTATTGGTAAGGGAACAATCGAAACAATACTTAGTGAAAGAGGGTCTTATCATGATGACTTAGAAACCATCTTAGCTATGACTAATGTTATCCCATCTACTGGTATCAAGCTTGGTCTCAAGATCAGGTTTAGTGGTATCAGGGATAAGAAGCTCGTAGAAGAGCTTAGTAAGAAGGGCTATGATATAGGTGAAGGAGCTGTCACCAAGGATACTGATATCTTGATAGTTCCTGAAGCTGGGCATGTAAGTTCAAAGACAAAGAAGGCTGGTCAGAATACATTGATAATTCCTTATCAGGAATTTGTAAGTAACCTCGATAAGTACCTTGTATAACCAGACAGCCACTTGTAAAAAATTATTGCCGAGCAAACCTAATTATAAGCATATATTATATATGTGAGGATGAGGTGACATACTTCATTCTTATGCCGTATTCGTATAAGTGATTTTGTATGTTACTCTCATCCTTAGATATAAATTGTTTAACTATATTTAAGGAGGAGACTTATTATGGTCGAGAAATTTACATCAGTGGAAAGTGTATCTAAGGAACTCGTTGATGGGTATATCAAAGCCTGTAGTGAGGGTATCGGTTGGAACATGGTCGAGGAGAATGATCAGAGGTGTTCCAGGACATTCCATCTGTTGTTTGAATCTATTGCATCATTCCTTGCTAAGGTAAAGAGCACTGAGCATAAGGTAGCTCTTATCTTGGAGGACTATAATCAGAATTTCCAGTTCGCATCCTTTGTCGAATATATCCCGAATCCTAACGAGGATATGCCAGGTAGCTGGACTCTTGGGTTCACCTTTGATCCTAATGAGATTACAGATGCTGCTGTGACTTATCGTCTTAGTGGTAATGAGTTTAAGGATGTTGCAAGTGCTATTGCCATTCAGAATTATGGATATGTATTCCTTACGGCTGATGGTGAAGAGTCCAATATCTCTGAGAACTCTAGGTCCACTATTATGAAGATTCTTGGCGCAGCAGCTAGGGCAATCAAGGGATGGGTTGATGAGAATTCTATCTCACCTGAGCCTATTACTACTTCTATTGATGGTAAGGGTATCCTTGAGGCAATGGTTGATGAAAATGGAAATAAGATTGGTTCCTTTACTCCTAGTGGTGAATTGAAGAACATCATTAAGGATGATGCAGCCGTTGAGGATAAGGCAGAGCAGGAAAAGAGTGCTAAGAAGAAAAAGAAATAAGCATAGTCTGTAGAAAGATATAAATGGAGTACTAGGATTCGTCCTAGTACTCTGTTTTTATATTTTGGGGGATGAGTGAAGAATGGATGTAATGAAGAAGTATATCTATGATAACTATTATAGAGTGTACAGACCTGATCAGATGCCTACTAATTTTGAGGTGATTGATAATAAGAGTGCATTACTAGATGAAGATTCAGGATATGTGCTTCCATTCAGAAAACAATATGAGTATGGTAAACCTGGAGTATACCAGACACAAATGATTCAGGATAATGGATATCCTGTGTGTATCAAGTGCCTTCCAACTACAGAAGAAGAAAAGAAAGAGTATAGTGTTGAGAACAACTTTATCAATTTTTCTGATAAAGACAGCACTAAGGACTATATGAGAAATATTGATAAGCAGAGAAGGATGAATGAGAGTCATCGGTGTAATATTGATGATAGATACCATCCTGTAATTCATCATAATGATGAACCGACTGCACAAATATCAAAGGTTGCCCAGTATGAAATGGATCACGATATCTATAGATATAGAGATCAGTTCGGTCCTAACTTCAATAACGATAAGAGAGCATTAGAAGCATCGTCGATAACTATTAAGAAGCTCGATGAGATTTATACGAAGTTCGATAATGGCTCTAAGATTATGGTTGCTATCTTCGATGATGGTAGTAGTCCAAATAGCATGGAGAACTTCGCATATGGAATAATCAATGAACCAAACTTCACTCCCAATATTGTAGCAAGAGATAGTGAAATTGGAAAGGCAATGCTTAGTGCATTGGAGCAACAAAGGAATCTTGCTAAAAAGGGAGGGTTTGAATTTAACGATGAAGAGGAGGAGGGAGTTGAATGAACCAATCTCAAATAATGGCAGAGTATGCTGAAGAGTATGGTAATAAGTTCAATCCTGCACTGTTCATTAAAGATGAAGATGAGATAATAGAGTATCTGAAGAAGATCATATTGGCTTGTGAACGTAATAGAGTTTATATGATCAATGTGATTGGATTCAGAGTAATAGAAGACCAAGATGAGATAAAGCAAACTATCATTGAATATGAGAGGGAGAAGTTTGAAAGGAAGAATAGATATTCAAAGGTAAAGAAGAACTTCGATACATCTAGGTTTGATATCATTGATCTTAGACCTAGTGCAATCAAGTTACTTGTCACCAGATACTATGTATCAATAAACAATGACTATGAGTACTTCACAGTCATTATCAAGGTACCAAGGATTGTTGATAAGTATTACTTCCTGATCTATGGTAAGTATTATCTTGCCATTAACCAGATCATTGATGCTTCTACTTACAACAATAGTAACACCAATCCTAATGCTAAGACAAAGAAGAAGCAGAGTATCTCATTCCGTACAATCTTTATGAAGACTATGATGTTTAGAAACTTCCATACTTTAAAGACAACAAAGAAGGAATCTATAAAGTTGACTTACTATACATCTAATATCTTCACTAAGAATGTACTTACGTTCAAGTATATCTTTGCTAAGTTTGGGTTCTTTGAGGGATTAGAGTTTATGAATATGAGAGATTGTATTCGTATTACTTTATTTGATCCTAATGACCCAGAGATGTATACGTTCTGTCGTTCTAATAAGAAGATCTTTATATCTGTACCAAAGATGCTGTTGGATAATCAGCCTCCAGTACAGAGTATGATCTATACTGTGTATAAAACCTTAGCCAAAGAATCTGATTTTGATGAGTATCATCTTAGGAGGTTCTGGCTTAAGAGCTTAGGTGGAGATTTCGGTAACTTCAGTATTGATAAGGGAGCTGGAATATTAGATTCCTTTGAAAATATTTATGAAGATATTATCCGTGATGGACTCCACTTACCACCTGATAAGAAAGAGGATATGTATGACATCATTAAGTGGATGGTTGGAAACTATATTGAACTTAGGCAAAAGGATAACCTGGACATTTCTACAAAGCGTATCAGATGGGCCTTATATCTTGCTTGTCACTATAGTGCTAGTATTGCAGAGGGCCTCTATCGAATTGCAGATACAAACTCTAAAAGTGCAGATTGCAGTATTGATGCTATACGTAAAGCTATTGTCACAGATCCGGACATATTACTTAAGGCACTATCGCAAGGAAATAAGCTAGTAATGAGTCGGAACGATGTCAATAGTGATGATGCATTGAATGCACTGAAGTTCAGCTTTAAGGGTCTTGGAGGTATTGGTGACACTAACAAGTCTGCTATCTCCAAGCTCTTCAGAACAGTTAATATCTCTCATATTGGAAGAGTAGATGTAACCTATTCTTCTAATAATGATCCTGGTATGTCTGGTCTGATATGTCCTATGGCAGATGTCTATGATGATAGCTTCTCTGAGTATGAAGAACCTAATGGTTGGGAAGATAAGTTCAATGAACTTGTTAAGCAGTATAGGTCTCTTAAGACTCAGAAGGAGATGTTCAAGATAGCTGAAGACTTCATAGGAAAGAAGCCAGATGATAAGAAGGTTAAGTTAGTTGAGGATACTATACCCGCTGTCCAATCTATGATTGTTCCTTGGAGAATTGCAGTCATAGATGAGGATAAGAAGTATACTAGATGATTAATGGGGCTTCCCATTAAGGAAGCCCTTTAATTTTTGTGAGGTGATATGCATGTCTAATAACCCAATCAAGTATACATTGAGTGACTACAGTTACTATATTCCTTATGGCAATAGAAGATATAGAATGGTTAGAAGAGCTTATAAAATTGCTAAGCGACCTTTCTTTACTTTTGATACAACAACTGTATTGTATGGACCAGAACCAGTTATTGGGAGGATGAGTATCGTTGGATAAGTATATTAGAGCAGCAAGTGTTGGAGCGGTAATTGGGTTGTCGATAATTGGATTGGCAGCTACTCTTGGTTATGATCTTCAGTATAAATTGATTATTATAGGATGCCCAGTATTAACATCCATGTATACTGTAGCTAAATTTTAAGGAGGATTGATTCCGATGGCTGACCTATATAACAGGTACTTTATCTATAGTCCTGAACAGAAGAGAGATAAGACTACTATTGCTAAGAATGCTGGTACTGTATATAAGCCAGGTAATGTAGTAATTAAGGGAAGACAAAAGCAGTTTACTGATATCGTCAATTCTATGGATAACTGTAGGTATGGTGATGCAGTAGTTGTATGTCAAGGAGATATTCGTCGTATTGAATATACTCCTCCAAAACAGTAGACCAAAAACTTCTTTGGAGATATATTATAGATGGGAGTATAATCTATAAGTGCCTCAAAGAAGGAGGAACTATAATGATTACTAAGGATTTTGATTTGACTGATTTTGCAGAGAAGTTTAGTACTATGATTGATGGTAGCCAAGATGAGATGTTAAAGATAACATCAATAACCAACAACAGGTACAAGAATTTGGATAACTTTATTCGTACTAGTAATATGAATTATGATATGTGTGGTTACGATGTATCTGGACAATTTAGTCTTATCAAAGTGCTCTATAAGGATGATACTCCTGATAGGGGAGCAAGACTCGTATATGATTTTCATAATGATGATGTATATATGATCTTTGATATCCCTAAGGGGTATAATCTTGCTGGTAATTCATCTGAGTTTGAAGCATCATTGTTCTATAACTCTCTGACTATGTTGTCTAAGTTGTACAACTTTGATGTATTCTTCAGTAAGAATAACCTTGAGGCTGCATTGTTACTGTGTGCTATAAAGTATGGATGTCAGTATACCACTCATGACATATTCGATGCAAAAAAGATGATGGCTAATTTTCCAGATGAGATTAGTAGTATTGTAGATGAAATCATAACAGAACAGAGTAAGCACGATATTCATATCAGTAGCCATGACTTTAGTACTATTATGAATATTATGCAATACTACTAAGGAGGTAAACAATGAAGCTAGTTGACCCACCGTTCTTTATAACTAAGGGAGATAACTATTGTCCATATTGTAATGACTTCACAATGGAATTGTACAATGACAAGAACATTCCAATGAAATATGGGCAACTTCTACAGATATATGGAGACAGAGCTATTGAAATGACTATGTCTTTTGATAGGACTGTTTTAGATCACTTTGAATGTAGTAGATGTAGGAGGCAATTCAGAATTGATTGGAGGAAGGGGTACCCAGTACCCCTCTTTTATTTATAGGAAGGAATGATCAACAATGAGAATCAAATACTTCATGATCTATGGGTATAAGAGATTTAATGGTAAGAAAGTAGAGTACTACTTTGATACAGAGGCTACACCGAATATTGTTCGGTTTGTTGGTCCTAATGGATCTGGTAAGAGCACTATCTTAAATGCTTTGTCACCATTACCAGATTCTCCCAGTGACATTGTTCCTGGGATCAAAGGATGTAAGGAACTTGTCATCATTAATGGTGATTCATGTTATTCTATCAGGTATGACTATAATCCTAGTGGTAATAAGCATGTATCATCTGCTTCTATCATGAGGGTTATGCCGGATGGAAATAGTATAGAGTTGTGTGAATCCGGTAATATCTCCACAGCTAAAGAACTCATTAAGTCGTTGTTTAACTTCGATGCGAACTATGAGATCTTGAGTCAGATGTCTGGGTATAATAAAAAATCCATTGTGGCTATGACTCCAGGAGAAAGAAAGAAGTTCATGTCTGGATTGATTGATGAGCTGGCTAAGTATAATGATATCTACAAGGCATTGAATAAGAGGTCATCTACTTACAATGCTTTGATCAATAGTATCAATAACAAGATCTCTTTGATTAGTATGAATAAGGAGCAACTTGACACAGCTATTTTCAATACTGAAAAGAATGTCAAAGAGTATGAATATACTAAGCATGAGTTAGAAGTAGCTATTGCCAAGGAGTCTATGACACCATATGAAATTCAAGAGAATGAAAGGAAGAAGAAGATAGCTAAAGGTTTTCAGGAGATGATTGGCGAGATTAACACTAAGCTTGGTAATGTGACTCTTAGTAATCCAGAAGCTATCAATATCAACTCTGATCTTAAGCTGACTGAGTTCACTAAGAGTGGATTGGAGAAGTTCTATTATTCTATTGATGAGGGTAGTAAGATGCTTCAAAGACTTCACTATGAGGTTAGTAAGAAGAGGGATGATATCAATAGGAAGATAGAAGACTTTGAAACTACTCGTAAGAATATTGATGTTAAGATCAATCTTCTTAAGAGCAATGAGGCTTATGTACAGTATACTGAGCTTGATATTGATAATATGGATACTATCTTATCTAAGTTAGAATCCATCATGACTGATATCAATACAAGATATGAAACAGCTCAGCTTACAATCGAGCATGAGATTGATGATGGAATCATTGAGGTCTTCAAGAACATCAACGCATTGTATACTGATTTCAAGGAAATCAACACAGTAGATTACTCAGCTCTTATTGAGAAGGGAATCTTTGATAAAGATGGTATTGTTAATAGGGGAAAGTTCTTTAACGAGAAATACATTCTTTATCATGATATCTATGAAGCAGTTAATTTAGACAGATATGAGAGATCTGTTGAAGAGCTGGATGCTCTTGATGATGCATTGATGGCTTCCATGAACTCAAAGTTGATCAATAAGATCATGATAGATGTATTCATGATGGTCAGTAGGAGCAAGTATGATAATATTGTATTCAATCATGCTGGCCTCGTTCTTGATTCTCCTAGGAATATCTTTGAGTTTGATTACGAGAAAGCTGTTAATTATATTGATGCATGTATCAAGCTTCGTAATGCTATTGATACAAAGGCCAAGTATATTGCCTATACTGATAGGTATTTGGGTAGGGCTAAAGAGATCAAAGCTGAGATTGAGAAGCTTGAGAAAGAAAAGGCTGAGTATAGTGAGAAACACTATGAAAGCCTTATCAAATTAAGAGAGGAGTATGATAAACAGTGTCTTGATTATCGTAGTAAGTCGGAAACATATGATACTAATAAAGAGCTTATTAAAAGAATGATTGACTTCTGTAATGAGAGGGATAAAATCGAGAATAAGCTTACTCTTCTTAAGACTGAGATCAATTATGACTATGACTATGATAAGATCAGGTTGAAAATGGAAAGTCTTAGGGATGTTGAAGGAAAGCTTGAGAATGCTAAGTCTATGCTTTATAAGTATAAGCATGACAGAGATATGTTAGCAGAATACCATAAGGATGTTAACACATATCAAGAGAGTTCTGCTTTAGTAGATACACTGAAGAAGTATAGCTCTCCTGGTAAGGGTGGTATTCAGGTTACTTTCATCGCCATGTACATTAGCAATATTCTCAAGATTGCTAATGGTCTTCTTAGTAATCTTTTCGATGGGAGGTTTGTGATAGCACCATTTGTGATCAATGATAATGAATTTAGGATTCCCATTATGGCTGATGGGTATACTATTGATGATGTCTCTTCGATGTCTACTAGTCAGATGGCTATGATCAGCATTTGTATCAATATGGCATTAATGGCACATGAATCAGTATTGTATAGGATTCCTAAATTCGATGAAGCAGATGGCCCTCTGGATCCACACAATAGAAGTTTATTCCCTGATATACTTAAGATTATAATCGAGGTACTTGGGTGTGAACAAGCATTCTTGGTATCTCAGAATACTGAGTTTACTAATCAGGGAATTCAAGTATTGAGTCTTCCAGAGAGGTGATTAACTGTGATAAAGATTATGAATGTTGATATTGAGCACATTCCTGATGAACAATGTCATCCAACGAGACAGTTTCCAGAAGGTAGATATCCTACTATTGATATTGCTATCTCTACTGGTAGTATGATATTTGATCCAGTAGAGAAACATGAAACATGGGAGCATATCATTGGTAAGACTTGTGCTTGTGGTAAGGGTCATGTCACATATGGAACATGGAGAACTCCTGTAGAGGGAATGGTATTTGCTGATAAGGAAGCCCTCATGCATTATCTCATGATGGATGATGAATATCCTAGGAGAAGAGGACTTGAAGCTATAAACCAGACTAAGTATGCAGAATGGGGCATAGATCGTAAATATTAATAGATAGTGGAGTGAACATATAGACAAGGGTAAATGCCCTTGTCTATGTTTTATCCATTATAAAAGGAGTGAAAAATATGTTAACGATCAAATTTGAGAACCATGATAAGTACGAGGGTATGGTTAATAAGTTCCAAAAGGAGTTCATTTTAGATGACGTTGCTGAAGTTTTGATGATTGGTGATGAGACAAAATATGTTAATCTGAATATGTACTTCTTTGTTCATGGTTCTGAAAAGGCTCAGGCTAGGATCAATGCTCCTACAAGAATCTTTTATCAGTTGGATAAAGTTATGAAAAGATCAACATTCGATACCAAGCATCATTATGAGATTACCATTTCTTGTATTATGTCTAAATGGGGTGTTGCTGTTAAAGTAGACGATAAGATTGATGGATCAATGAGTATAGCAGCATAAAAGGAGAATATACTATGGATAAGGAAATTAAGACTAATATCTACATTGATGAAGAAACTATAGAAGAAACTAATAAAGCAATATTAGAAGGCCTCTATATTCCTAAGACACCTGAAGAATTGGAGGCCTTATTAAATGATGAATCTAAATAAAACACAATAATAGCCCTACCTTAAGGGTAGGGCTAGTTTTTTGTGAAAGGAAAAATGAGGTGAGTAACATGAATACTTCATACATACCCTTCATAGTCATTACTCTTGTTTTTATTGTATATCTGTATCAAGAGTCAAAAGAGTTCCATGTGATTTTCACATGTACCAAATGTAAAAAACGAGTAAGATCCAAAGAAATAAAAGAAGGATGTTTATGTTCTGATTGTTATGAGGAGGAGAAGAATAATGATAACAGCACAAGAAGCAAGACATCTTACGTTGACAGCAGCCGACGAAGAAACTAGAATTCAGAGCCTTATAGAGGATAAGGCAAGAAGAGGACTTTATGAGTTATACTATGGACAAAGGATTTCTCCTAAGATGGAAGAGACCCTAATATTAAATGGGTTCACTGTAGAGCATAAAAGTGTTACTACTACTTTTATTAGTTGGGAAGAAGAATACTATTAAAGAGGTGGTTAATATGGACAATATGTATATGTTTCAGTACACAAACAGACATAGCACTATGAATCCAGAACAAAAGCCAATAAACGCTAATCAATTAATGGCTAATCTCTTTGGTAGAGGTGCAAGTAATTATCCTACTTGGGGAACTATTCCTACAGCATTTTATCCAGTTCCAAATGGTGTAGGATTACCTACGAGTGACAATAGAGGATATTGATAATAACGGGGTAGACGGTAGTCTGCCCCATATAATGTCTTTTAGGAGGATTTACAATGAAAAGCTATGAGAGAGTGAGTATCTTAAGAAAAGCTTATTTTGCTTACCATGTTCTAGAGCAAAGATTCTTTGGATTTGAAGATTGGTCTAAGCAGTATATAAAAGAGGTAAATGAAGAATATAGTCTTAAAGACTCTTTGGTGGTATTTGAGAGTAGGGCCAACTTCCATGATTATGATATTACTGATTATGTGAAGATGCATATTCCTTTGTGTCAATATGACTATATCTTTGAGAATTACATAAATCCTAATATGGCGATATGGTGTTGTGAAGCTATATACAATAATGCTAGATTTGATATGATGACTATTAGTGATGGTATAATCTATGACAAGAGAGATGACTTATATCAAAGTATATCTGGATTGGTCTATCAGATAATACATAGAGAAAATGCTATTCCTATAGATCTTATGAATTGGCTGGATAAAAATGGATATAGATGAATAAATAACAAGGTGGCCCCTCTTCGGAGGGGCTATTAAATTTTCTAAGATACTTTTATTTTTTGTTACTATTAGGTAATAGATAACAAAGAAAGGTGAATAATCATGGATATAATTACTCCTGGTTCTCCTGGGTGGAATAATAATCCTCAAGAAATAAAACAACAGCAAACCTTATACACTGTATATAATCAACAGCAACCAAGAGTACAAGTTAATTATAATAATATCTACTTCCAGTTCAATACTAGAAATCAATCCTTTTTGGATATGCATCAATATTTGAAGCTAAGAGGAATAAGAAATAATGCATTTATGTTAATGCTATATGATCCAGATCTAGCTAATATAAATCCAAGAGATCCTAATCTACCATTCATATGGCAAGCAAGAGTATTAAGAGAGTGCCAGCTAAACTACTGGTACTTTCTAAGAGAGATAGTAAGAATACCTGATCAGGGAGGTAGTATGGAGGGTATTCCATATAAGCTTCATAGAGGTAATCTTGCTTATAATTTTTTATCTTTGATAAATGTGAATGTGTTTGAAATACTACCACGTCAGCAATATAAAACTATGTCTGCATGTATAAGATTCACCTATCTATTTAACTTTGGTACTACTCAGTCTGCTATGTATTTCCTTCATAAAGATCATGGTGGATCTAAAGAGAATCTACAGACAGTGAAGAATATAAGAGCAATGCTACCTGCATATCTAAGAATGGATAAACCTGTTGGTACTAGAGGACTTATAAAGGTACCTGATAGAGCAGAGACTCTAGGACACCATATAAACTGGAACGTAATTAAGACAGTACCATCAGCAAGAAATAGAATCAATGCTGGTAATCTTATAAGAGGTAAGACGGTTCCTTTAATATGGTTTGACGAGTATGCATTCATTCCCTTTAATAAAGAAGTATATCTTAATGGTGTTCCTGCATATAAGACAGCAGCAATGAACGCTAGTAGAAACAGAAAACCATATGGTATCCTTATTACTACAACACCTGGTGATCTAATGACAGAGGAAGGACAAGACTCATTCCAGTTGATGAATGATTGCACTCAGTTTAATGAAGACTGGTATGACTTCCCTTACTCTAAAATTATGGCTATTATAGATAGGAATAAACGGACTAACTTTGTATTTGTTCAGTTTACATGGGAGCAACTGGGACTATCTAATGAATGGTTTCAGAGTATCTGTAAGGATATGCTATATGATTGGGATAAGATTAAGAGAGAAATATTACTTGAGTGGAATGTATCTACTCCTAATGCTGCTTTAACGCCAGAGCAATTAGAAGCTATACATAGAAACGTACAAGATCCGATTAAAACTATAATGATCTTTGATAGATTCCCGATAGATATCTATTGGTATCCTGAGTATTTTGGTAATACACCAAAGTATACTCCAATCATTGGAGTCGACGTATCTGGTGGTTTCTCTAAAGACTACTCAGCAATGACCATAATTGATAGTAAGACAACAAAACCCTTTGCTACAATGAAAGATAACTCTATTGACCCTGACGATTTAGCATATGTCATAGAGGAGATAGTATCTAAGTATATGCCTAATGCAGTTATCAATGTAGAGAAGAATGGTATTGGTGCATCTGTTATTAAGATACTAAAGAAGTCTAAGGTAAGAGATAATCTATACTATGAGATCAAGGATAGAGTATTAGAAGAGAAATTTGATGGAGTCCATATAAAGAAACAGAAAGTAAAGACTAGAGTCTATGGATTAGATTCCAGTAAGGATAAACGTAATGATCTAATAGAGATTTTAAGAGAAAGAGCTAGAGATCATAAAGACAAATTCGTTGCTAAAGAATTATGGGAAGAATTTAGAGGTCTAGAGGTTAAAAGAAATGGTAGAGTAGAGCACTCTAATCAATCTCATGACGACTTAACCTTCTCATATCTAATGGCTATGTATGTATGGACCTATGGTCAGAATCTATGGCAATGGGGTATAGAGAAAACTACTATAAAAACTGATGAAGATGTAGACGAAGAGATCAAGTCAGATGATACTATCAATGTTGCTTCTAAGATAGCTAGAGAATTAAGCTTCGAAGATAATTCTGAGATGGAGAAAGTTAATAAGCAACTAAAAGAATTGAATAAAGCTGCTGGTACTTTATATGGAGTATGGTTAGCACAAGAAAGAGAGAAAGATAATGAAGCTCTACAAGATATCTTATCTACTTCTATAGGTAGAGAAGCATATGCTAGAAAGTATAACGTACAGAATCCTAATGATATCAAGAGATTCTCATATAGAGATAACTATCGTAGATTCTATAAGGCTATATACTCTGATCCAGATATGGAAGAAGAAAGAATCAGGAAGAACTTTAACTTTGAACGAATGTTTGTTAATGTCCGATAAAGCAGGGAAGAAGTCCTACCTTTACGGTAGGACTCTTACTTGGGGAATTTTTGCGAGAACTGATTTTTTGGAACTATAGTTATACGCAAACAAGTGTATAACCAAAGCTCATATATCTTTAAGGAGGTCAAAAAATGAAAACATCGAGTTACAATTACGAGTAACTTTACTAAAAAGTTATATACTGAATAGAAAATAAGAGTACCTTTGAAGGTACTCTTAAATTCTAACAGGGTTTGAGAGAGAAGAATTCCAATACGTTAAAAGGGGATAATTATGAAAAGAACAGAACAGAAGATTGTTCTTTTTAGCAATAGACACTTACGCAAACAAGTGTAAGCATCTATTACCATTATGGCAAAAACCAATAACCAGAAACAAGCATTTATTACTATGATGTACATATATCATAATTAGATTTAGCTTCAACCTAAGTATAATCTAAAAAAGGAGGTTATATAATGAATCCATTGCTTACGACATCAAGTGAGTTCAATATTGAAGCAGAAAACGCATGTGCATCACTGTTATCTAAGTTCAATAGCAATTATATAAATGACCTATGTAACTATGCACTAAGCATGAAGGATGCTCCTACTATTGAACCATCACCAAATATTGTTAATGCAGCAGAGATTACATTTACACAACTCAAAGAACAGTTTCCAGTAGATCAAGATAACATAATGAGAGTTAGAGATGAGACTCATTTAGAGATCATTGATAGACTGTGTAGATACTATGAAGCTCAGTTTATTGATCCTGGATATGAATATCATTTTTTATTGGCTAGAAATATGTATTACTTTCTTGCTTGTGGATATAGCCGATGCTTGGTTAAGTTTATGGCAGCTCATATCTACAAGAACAAGGAGGATCTATATCAATGTCTGAATATAGCAGAGACTAAGAAGTCTAAAGATACTGCTACTATCTATAGTAAGAAGCTATTTAAGAATGACCAGAAGCTAGGTCTTATTATAGTGAATATAAATGAAGTCCTCAACTATATTCTTGGAATGGATATACCATTAGAAGAGATCTTGAGGTATATCTTCATAGAAGAGGATATAACTATTATACTATGTGATAGCTTCAAGTTCACTAGAGACTTCTATGACTTCTATAAGGATACTATGAAGAATGATATGTATCGACCTATGCTAGAGAGTAATATCGTTCTTCAGCTACAGAATCATTACACTAGTGCTAAGGAGGTATGAATATGTATAGACACCCAAGTCTTAAAATAGATATAGAAGATAAATCAGGACCAAGTCCAATTATTAAGAATAGTCATGAAAAAGATAAACCTGTTATAGCGAGAGGTAAGACTAAACCAACCTTTTATGATTCAGCAGGAATATATGTTTCTGATGGAGTTAATATAAGAGATAGTGCAATTGTTAAACCATTCTTTAAGGAGGATAATACTGATGATGGACCAGACAACAACGACGGAAACAAAGAAGGTTGAGCTTGAGATTACCCAAGAAGATTGGGATAAGCTCAAGGAAGGTGCTGCTAATGGAGAACTAGCAGACAAGTTGGTTAAAGAAATGAATATGGGTGATGAGGATAAAGAGAAAGCAGTATCAGCTACTGCTAAGAATTCTCATAAAGAAGATCCTTTTGAATCTGCCCTGTCCACTATGGCTAATATGATTGCTAAGAATAAGGGTAAAGAAGAAGGACTTGATGAAGATACCTTATGTATGCTCAGAATCATTAATAAGATCAATACTAAAGGTCTTACGTTCTCTACGTGGAACGCATGTACTCCTGGTCTTAAGAAGATCGTTGGTGAATATGCTAGAAGTATTGGTGCATTCACTATTCATGATAAGCAAGTATGTAGTAATGCACTCTTTACTCAACTGGCACAAGAGATGACCATGGATAAAGAATGGTTACAGCTACAGAAGGAAGTAGCTAAAGCTAACCGTATGCCAGAGCATATGGATATCTATGGTAGTGTGCTATATGATAAGATGGTCGTTGGATCTCTTATCAGAAAGATCTATCTTGAGAATAAGATGAATAGTGTTGAAGAAGAGAAGAAGGAAGACTTTAAGAGGGCAATGAATACATATGACAATATCATCAATACCTTCTTAGGCAATACTTTCTTCGTTAATATGATGGCTTATGCTATTGATAACCCTGGTATTATTACTAAGGCTGATAAGCTTGTTAAGAGGAATATTGATGATATCACTTTTTCTCTTGAGAAGAACAAGCTTAGTATTAGTGACTCTAATAAGATCTCTACATTGTATGAGATGATCGCTAAGAAGTTTAATAAGGAGAGTGCTAATTACTATATCGGTGGAATGAATTTCATCATTGCTAATAGTAATAAGGGTACTACTGGGGATCTTCAAACATTGTTTGTACAACATATGATGATTGGTGTTATCGCATATATCAATCTTGATGCTGAAGTACAGACTGAGTTTGGTAAGATTCTTATTGCTAACTTCAATAGGTATATCGAGTTCTGCAAGAAGCTTCTTGAGAAGAATAACAAGAAGGATGGAGAGCAGAATAACGATGAATTAGTTGCATATATTGAACAAGCATTTAAGAGTAAAGACCAGTTGTATGCTGAAGCTGAGGCTCAGGCTAAAGAGAAAGTAGAGACTGATCTTGCTAAGAAATCTGAAGAACCTCCTAAGACAGAGGAGGAAGTAAAGGAGGAAAACTCTGATGCTTCACAACCATCATGACATGGGTAGATATAGAGATGATTTAGAAAGAGAAAGACTTATCTATTCTAATGGAGAATATTTTAGAGTAAGAGAAGCTTGGTTTACTGGTGGACCATTCGGAATTCCTAGGTATTGGCATCCACCATTTACCACATTCAGACCATTCTGGATGGCAGGTCCTAGAAGAGTACATCCTCTTCATTATTGGACTGATCTTGATTATAGATATCAAGGGAGAATGAAGGAGGAGCTGGTAAGATACTTCAAGCACTATGAGAATGATCCTAGTGGTGGAGTTGTTGGTATGCCTGGATATGCTACTCTTCCTATTGGTAGTAAGGTAACAACTAAGTTTACTCCTATTATTGAGATTGCCTTTGGTGACTCTCAATTCAATTACCAAGTAGCTGTAGAAGAAGGAGCTATCTACCGTATTGATTATATGGAGAATGCTACTCTTTGCAGTATCATTGGTAAGATTGCTGGATTCCAGACTAATGAAGGTTATGACTATAGAGGAGCTAAGATCGAGTATGTAGTTCTTAAGATTGATTGTTCTTCTGAGTTTGGTTCTGATATTAGACTGGTTGATTCCAGAAACATCAGATATATCAAGAATGTAGAAGAGTTAGTATCATCTACAGCATTACCTATGGTCTTTGTAGGAACTACTGAGCCAGATGGTAATGACTACTCTGGATGGTATAACCCAATGACCAATGAGTTTAAGGTTAGTACTAAGGATGGATGGAGTAAGCTGAATACTAAACCAGAGGAAGAGCCTGAAGCAGGTAAGTACTGGTGGTATGATGCTGAGAAGAATGAATGGATTCAAAAGGATATTCCTGAGTTCAATCCTCCATACAAAGAACCTAATACTGTATGGCAATTTGATCCATCCATTGAGAAGTGGATTCTACAACCTATTCCTGAAAAGCCTGTATTCAATACAGATATAGATGATCTTCCTGCTAATCTTATAGATAGGGTTATTCCTCTTAGACCTCTTACAGCTATTGGTAAGAATCAAGAGCACTATTACAATCTCAACTTCAAGGAATGGGATGTTAGAGATAAGAAGCCAGAATCTATGGAATATGCTTACTTTAATCATGTATCTAAAAAGTGGTGTGAAATAACAAAAGAAGAATGGTTGAATGAGCATACTGTAGGATCCTCTGGTGAAACAATGTCTAATGAAGATATTGAATCTATGATTGATACTAATAGATACTTTGTATTCGAATATGGAGAAGATCTTAAGTATCATATCATGCTTAAGATTCCTACATATGATGAATACGAGAATAAGTGGATTCTTGATGTAGATAAATCCATTAGAGTACCAGAACTACCTGAACCTAAACAAGGTTATAGCTGGTTCTATAACTACTATTACAATACATGGGGTCAGTATCTCACTCCAGTTAAGACTGAACCTATGCTTATGGATAATATCGTCAGAGATGATATTGGATATAGCTACTATCTTGGTGATTTCAATCGTAAACCTGCTATTGCAGTATATGGAGCCAAGATTAGGCTTGTTGATCTTACTTCTCCGTTATAAGAATATAGAGGTACCATTAGGTACCTCTTTTTCTTCTGACCAAATTCAAGAATAGGCATATATTATAGATGTGCCGTATAGATAATGATGTATTTAAGAAAGGAAGATTTATAATGGATGTAGAAGAAACTATTGAACCTAAAGCAAAAGAGTTCGCTCTATCGTGCAAGCATAAACTTACTGATAGTCTTATGCTCGATATCGAAGATTTTGATAAAGGTCTCTATCGTTGCATCCTTTGTGGCGCTATTGTAACTTCTGATCAAGTTAAAAAGATCGCTCCATCATGCAACCATAAATTCAATGGTAGTTTTATGATCAATCTCGAAGGTTTTTATAAGGGTATTTATGTTTATCGTTGCCGTCTTTGTAATGCTATTGTAACTTCTGATCAACTTAGAAAGATAGCACAGTAAATTTATTGATGGGGGTTTTAAAATGTTAAAAGTTTATTTTGATACTGAGTTTACTGGTCTTTTCCAGGGTGCCGAACTTATCTCTATTGGATTAGTAGATGAGTATGGAAACAACTTCTACGCTGAACTCAATGACTTTGACAAAGATTCTGTCGGAGAATGGGTAAAAGAAAACGTCATTTCAAAATTAATACAAAACAAATATAACGGTTTCCGGTATTCTGATGATCCGAGATATATGAGACTCTATAATGCAAATAAGCTTAATGTGGCAAAAGCACTTGAAACTTATTTCAAATATATCCTTAAAGACAGCGATGAGGATTATATACAACTGGTGAGTGACATATGCTACTATGATATGGTTCTCTTCCAGGGAATCTTCGGAGGAGCATTTAATGTTCCTAAATATGTGTCTCCTGTATGCCATGATATCAATACTGATCTGGCACAGTACTTGGATATCCATGAGAAAGATGCATTTGATTTTTCTCGTATCAAATGCTGCAAGGATCTCAGAGAGATGGCATTGCTCAGAGTTCCTGAGGATGTAGTATATGATCCAAACGCTCAACACAATGCTCTCTTGGATGCCCGTATTATCAAGGGTATTGCAGAGGCACTTGAATGCTTCAAGCATCTGGACAAATAAGAAATCAACTTCTATAAATAAGAGCCTACCTTAACTGGTAGGTTTTTATTTTTTCTTCAACTTGATGATAAATTATGCATATAGGAGGTTTTATAATGCATATTGCAAGTTTTAATCGTCCAATACCTGGAGATAGTCTAATGGTATTGAATGCGAAATTACAAGTGATCGGTAAGAATGAAGAGAATCAAATAATCAATATCGACGACTATAAACATATTAAGACTATCTTTGATAGCTGCTATACTGATAAGGACTTTGTGATGATTGAGAATATAAATGGTCATAATGGTAGTGATAATAAGATCTATCATACTATAGAGGATATGATAAATGATGATGTAATGGTTATCAATGGATTTGATAACAAGATTATAGGAAGGGATGCATTGCAATGATTCAAGAAAGAGATATTCCACGTAAAGGTGATGTATACAGACACTTCAAGATGAAGGACTATCTTATTCTAAACTCTAATGTAATCCATAGTGAGACTAAAGAGAGGATGGTATTATACCAGGCTCTATATGGAGATCATGGTGTATATGTAAGACCTTACAAGATGTTCATGTCTGAAGTAGATAAAGAGAAGTATCCTAATGCTACTCAGAAGTATCGCTTTGAAAAGGTCAATACATATAGTGCTGACATCGGGTGATGATATATGGCAGAACAACTTCCTGGATTCTTAAGACGAGATGGTGACTCTCTACTATTCAAAGGAGATGGAGAGTTTATCTTCTATTGTCCGGAATCATACTTTGATACTAAGAATGCTTTCCTTGTGGGAGAGTATGTAAATGTCATAGGTATATTAGACTATACTGTAGTAGATAAGAATGGAAAGAACAATGGCTTGAACCCATTCAAGTTCCCTACAGTATTTCTAACTAGACCTAGAGCTATTGAGAAGATAAAACAAGTAAAGCTAATTAAGACAGCTCCTATACAAGACTATAGAGCTTTCCATTATAGTGATGGAGACAAAGTAGTGGTATCTACAAAGGTACCACAAGACATCCAGAATGTAGAAGATATCATGAAGCTATTCTTGATATCTGGACACATTCCTGTTACTATTCCATATGATAAGATCCAAGACTACTTCCCAGAATCTATTGCTCTAAATGGATCTAACTTTGATGTAGATCTTAACCTCTTCGGAGTAATGATATCTGAGATCTGTAGAGATAAGAAGAATCTAGAGACTCCCTTTAGGATGAGTAAGAATAACGACATGTTAGATTACCAACCTATGGCAGTTAATAGGATTCCTAAGTTAGTATCTCCCTTTGAATCACTTATTAGTGAGAACTGGGATCGTAGTATTATAGGTGCTACGATCAATACTAAGAAGGGTAAAGAAACTAATAGCCCACTAGAGAAAGTTCTAATGGGACAATAACTATTGAGGATACCATAAAGGTATCCTCAATTTTCTTCTGACCAAATTCAAAAATAGGCATATATTATAGATGTGCCGAAATGAATATGATGTGTTTAAAAGGAGGAAATTAACGTGGATAAGAAAGTAATTGAAAATGTTTATGTTGATGAGTCCCTTGATGACATGCATGTCATTGATGTATTGAAGGGTATAGAGACGAGGTTCTTTGATAAGAAGGTAGTGCTTCTTGACTTCGCTTCTATCGGTCCTGGCGAGTCGTATATCTTCTTGATCATGGGACTCGATGGTAAAAAGGGCATCATCATGGTAGAAAACAAAAATGATACTAATGATTATAGTGAAATTGAATACGAGGTAGGTGAATGTGTTATTAATGAAAGTGATAACTTTAAGATCATGCACCTCATGGACTGGTTCAAGGGTTGCATTGGCATGATGAATTTAATGAATATCAAGAGCAAAGGAGAGAATAAAAATGGAAATGAAAATTGATAAGTACGCTGTTGTAGAAAAAACGGCGGCCATTGCTATGTATTCGGATTTCGATACCACTGGTGATCTCGAAATTACCTGGGATATGATTAAGAATGATCCCATTGGTACTGAGTACCGTGCTGAAGTAAACAGCAATTGCGGTCGCGATGTCAGGGATATCTGGTACACTCTCATCTACCGCGATGACAATGGCGCTGCAATGGTTCAGCATTTGGACCGTACTTCTGATGATCCTAATCCGGTGAATTTGGCCAGAGTTGATATGCTCAAGTGGTATCAGTTCATCTAAAAACTTCAGGGTACCATAAGGTACCCTGAAATAAAATCGTACAAAACAGTTTGGAAAATCCATTGTCTTATCAGAATCCAATCAGTCTCCTGGTTGGATTTATTTTTTTTTTAATGAAGTTTTTGATATTCTTCTGTTAATTGTTTGATAGCAGCATCATACTCTTTCAAATCTTCCTTTGTAAAAACAGCATCACTACCATCTTTGGTATACCAACCTGGCATTTGAATCATTTTTGATAATCCTTTGTACTTAATTTTTCTAGGATAAGTTGCTCTTACCAATTCCTCTCCTGTTACAGGATGCAATTTAACTTCATTATCCATAATAAAATCCTCCCTTTATACTGATCCAACTCTTAATAAACCTATTTATATGTATTACCCATGTTTCTTTTTTGTTAAAACCATCTAATAATAGTTTTAATAAGAAAGGAATGATATGTATGCTAGTAGCTGGAAACGCGGGCCATTGTATAGGAGCTGATCCTGGTGCTCTAGGATCTAAGATTACAGAAGCAGAATTAGCAGCTAAGTATGTAAATCTAATTAATCAATATCTAGAAGCTATAGGTATTAATACCATATTTATTCAAGAAAATTCTTTGTCTCAAATCTGTGCTATTGCTAATGATAATGATGCTGACTTATTCTACGCACTACATTTCAATTCAGCAGATAATCCAGCAGCTACTGGAACAGAGACTTTTTATTATGAAGGATCTTCAAAAGGTAAACTATTTGCTCAGTGTGTACAGAATCAATTAGTACAGACTCTAGGATTACCTGATAGAGGTCTTAAAACTAATAGACTATATGTAACAACAAATACTAATATGCCTGGTATTCTTATCGAAGTAGGATTCATTAATAATCCCACTGAGGAAGATATCTTAATCAATAGAATGGATGATGCTTGTAGAGCTGTTGCTAGAGGAGTCACTGATTACATTGTTGCTATCAATGGTGGATCTCAGTCTTCTAATAGTAATAATTGTAGTTGTAATACTTCTAGTGGTGGTTTAAAACCTGGCATGGCATCTAAGTATTTTTCTCTAAATGAAGTCACTTGTCATTGCTGTGGAGAGAATGGAGTTCAGCCAATTCTATTAGAATTCTTGGATGAACTAAGAGAAGCAGTAGGAGGTCCAGTAGAGATCTCTTGTGCTTATAGATGTCCTTCACATAATGCTGAGGTCGGAGGAGTACCTAATTCACAACACGTTTTAGGATTGGCTTGTGACCTCCTTCTTCCTCGAGGATATTCTGTAGATGATTTAGCAGAATTATGTTTTAAACTTGGTGCTGATGCTTGTGGATATTACTATGATCAAGAATTTGTTCATGCAGATCTTAGATATGGAAGATGGTCTGGTGCACGCATCACCTGGTAACTATTTATAGTGGATATGCCATATGGCATATCCATTTTTATTTGTACCAATACATTTTTATAAGGAGGTTGATTAAAATGGCATATGAAGTTTTTGGAATACGATTTAAACCAGAGAACCGAATAATATTTATTGGAGCAACAAAATCTGGTACAAGTAAAAGATTGGCAGATTATTTTGACGTAGCATTTAAAACTCATCATCTAGAGAATAATTTAACTAGATTTATGAGTCAGTTTATGATATGGGATTTTGATATAATAACTTTATCAGTTATAGATAGTGATAATATGGATGATGTGTATAATTCAGTTAGTTATTGGATTAGAGCATATGATACAATGAATAATGGGCTAAATACTAGAGTACAAAGATATGGAGCAAGAGAAAAATTAATGATACTTGATAAATATTTTTTAGAGAAAAAACCGGTAATGCAAATAGAAGAAGAAACTGGTATTGATAGGCATATTATATCAAAAATTATCAAAAAAGTTAATAGTGAAGTAATTACAGAATACTTATCGTCAATAAAACGAGATCCACCGTTTTATATAAAAATGCAATAGAAAAGAGGATGCTATAATGTACACTATTTATGCAATAATATATATTCCAGATAATAAGATAATATATGTAGGATGTACTAATAGAGACATAAATGTTAGATTATCAGAACATTTTACTGAAGCGTATAAATTTACTAAAAGACGTAAAAGTATGTTATATGTATTTATGAGAAACCACCATATAAACGATTTTACATGTACTATTTTAGAACAGTTTGAAGGTGATACTCATTATGCATCTGAAAGAGAGATGTATTGGATAAACTATTATAACACAATGCATAATGGTTATAATTTTAGAGAAGGTGGAATAGATAGTCATTATATACCAGATGAACGAGAAAAAGAAATAGTAAGAAAGTATGTTGAAGACAATATGCTTGTTAAGGAAATAGCAAGAGAGTTTACTATGGAAAGACATTCAGTTTCTAGAGTTCTTAAAAGAAATAATATAGATACTAAGGTGAATAAGACAAAGGTAAGAAAAGCGAGGTTAAAAGATCCTCCATTTTATATTGATATGGATTACTTAAAATCTTAATATAGAATGATGAATAATATACAGAGGTACCGCAATGGTACCTCTTTTCTTTTTCAGAAAGTACTGGCAACTCCATTGGTTGCTTTCCTTCCATTACCTTCTTGCATATCTTGAATAACTTGATTCATATTGGGATCAGAGCTATGTACTACATCTGGCATAGATGGTTGTATCAATAATGGATACTCTTGATTGAGACTCTTATTGATAGCTATACCTTGATTGGGTTTTACATCCATGCCTTCTAAGACCATTTGTCCTGGTCTTGGATAATTAGGTACTGATTGACCAGTAGATTGATCAATGACATCGAAATGATTTGTATTAGTTGTAGGATCATGTACTAATACTGTCTTAATATTAGGATTATTCTCTAATAGAATTCTATTCATCTCTGGAGTTATAACTGGATTTGCTGGGGATTGTCCTAGAGCGATTACTGGTGCTTGTCCAAAGGATGCCTGTTCAATAGGAACAAAGGAAGGTCCTTGTACTTGTCCTACTGGCATATTGATATATGCATTGTACAACTCCATGATTCTCTCTTCAGAAGTCTTCTCAGCATTACGATCACCAATCTCTTTGAATCTAGAGATCTCAAGTTTATTTGTATCACTAAGAGTCTTATTGAGTTCTTGTACTGCTGATATCTTAGTTCTTAATAGATTACCTATAGTGGATCCGATACTACCTATAGCTTCATATTTAGTTTTAGCTGTAAGAGAAGCTGACTTCATCCTTCTCACCGCATCTAATTCTTCTTTTAGTTCATGTGCTAGCTGATCAGTCTGCATGATAGTATGGTGCAACATGGCATTTGTTTCACCATATCTCTCAATTATAGGATTCTCTGTAGTCATAATAGTATTAGGACCTGTATGTTCTTCTGCTGCTTTATCTACATTTCTAGCTAATATATCTTCTTCTCTTTCACCCTTCTTAGGACGACCTTTCTGACTTTTCTTTCTCTTAAGTACTGGTGCTCCTGTTGAGGTATCTATATCTTCAATCATATCAGGGGTTACATTGATATATGTCTTGATAGGTTTATCACTATCTCCTTCTATTAGACCAAACTTAAATTCTCCTGGTCTATATCCATCTCTAGCCATTTATATGCCCACCTTTCATTATTTACTGTAGATTACCTTTCTGTTCCATATATCGAAATTTACTATAGTAGAAACTTTAGAATAGAGCGTAATTAAACAGGTTAGGGGGTAGTTAAGTTGATTAAGCTCTTTAACAAATACCCTGAAGGAAGCAATATAACTTTATTGAATACAATATACCATAGACCAAAAAAGATGGAAAATGGGAAATGGAGTAATGGAGCGATTACATTAGTCGCGAAAGACTTAGATAAGGATAAAAAGATTATATCTACAATAGAGAATCCTAAGTATGAATACTACGTATGTAAGGAAGAGTATTGGGATGAGTTAGAGGACTACTATCACTCATCGTTTCCTAAAGAGAAACTAGAGTTAAGGGAATGTCCATATAAGAACGTAGGACTAGATGTA